GGGTTAGCTAAGGACGTATCTGGACGCTTGTCCAGTGGTGCATCGCGTGGTTCAGTCCAGCATAGGAGCGGTGACGAAGCTCGTGCCGTAAAACGCTCACCAGGAACGGCACATTTCGGAAGCCTATATGGATTCTCTTATGAGCCAACAGAGCAGCAGAAAGACATCATCGATACTGGTCTTGCTTTAATGTTTGGCGAGCAAAAAGGCATCATGACTGTTTCTGCTGGTGCCGGCTCAGGGAAAACAACAACCCTCAAGGCATTGATGGCCGCAGCTGAACGCGAGTTTGATATCACGCGATTCATTAATCGACCGGAAGCCCTAAAGGAAAAACTGGATTTCATCTCCGAGAAGTACAGCACCGATGATGACAAGTTTGACCTTTCCTCAATGTCGGAAGAGGACAGGGATACAAAACTTTCTGAACTTAGAGACAAATTTAAGTCACCAACGGCGTACTACGTTGTTTTCAACAAGAAGAATGAAGAAGAGGCTGCTGCTGAATTCAGCGACAACACTGGTGTATCAACACTAAACAGGCTGTCTTGGTGGTCATTGTTGCTCGGTCAGGGTGACGAAAAGTATGGCAAGAAGTTCCGCGACAAGGTAAAAATTTCCACCCAGGATAGAGGGACATTTGCCAGAAGAGACAAAGACGGAAAACTTCAAACAATCAAGTTCACAAAAGTTGATGGAACAGAGGGTGAGACGGTTGGGTACGACCCGGGCTGGAGAGACCTTGGTTATTTGAAGCTATCTGACTCAAACGGCTGGATTAAAGCACTCAAGCTCACCGATAGAGAAGAGTTCTCTGCTGGCAAGGGTGCCGGAATGCCAACCCCAATAGCGGGAGTAAATCTAACAGTTAGAGACTATGCAGACATTCTTAACAAGGCACTCAAGGCATTCGCAAACAGTGCTGACGAGAAAATCGGCCCACAGCACTTCAAGAGAGCAGACATCAACAAGGGCAGAGCATCTGATTCAATTGTTGACACTGAATGGCCTTCAATTCCAGACCAGTGGTTGAAAGACGCCAATGATGGTTGGAACATGGTTACCGACCCGGACAGCATCGTCCTTCCAGACCAAGGGCAGACAGACAAACTCTGGGCGATGACCGACCCAGACCTGAGAAGCGACCCTGGCTTGATTGGTCATGCCACAGGAAAAGACCTAGAGGCAAACGTTCAGGTTCCAAAGGAAACAAAAGTTGGGGACATTCTCCCTGACGGACGTGTGGTTATCTCTGTAAAGACAGGCCAGAAAGGCAAGAACTTCCAGGCCACGGTCGCGCGGAGATACGCAACTAAGGATAACCCGCTGTCAATGTTCATGATTGACGAAGCTCAAGATATGAACCCAGTAATGGAGCAGGTGTTAAATAAGAACAGAGACAATCTCTCTATTCTACTTGTTGGCGACAAGAGGCAAGCAGTTTATGCGTTCCGTGGTGCTAAAGACATTCTTTCCTCACTAAACGGCGACTATGACCTCCCATTGAATGAGTCGTTCCGTTATGGACCAACTGTTGCTTGGTTGGCAAACCTGATTCAGTCACAGGGCAATATTGACGATTCTGAATTGGGAATAGAAGACAGATTCCACCACGTTGCCGGTTTGGCTGTTGATGTAATCAACAACGACTTCGACATGGATGGCCTTTCCCCAGAAAGAGCCCGCGAAGCCTTAGTAAAGATTGAGTCAAAGTACAAGAGCGACAGAATCAGAATTGCCCAAAAAGGCATTCGTGATGATTTCGATATGACAAGCATGACTGTTGACCAGAGAAGAGAAAAGCTCAAAGCAGCAGACAAGAAGTACAAGACAAAGCTTGCATCTTTGTCTGATGATGAAATTGTTTCAGGTATTGAAATCAACAAGGCTCTCTCCAAGGAGCTCCGAAAAGTAGAAGATAGTTACGTTGCTCTTGCCGATATGGACGAGGCAGCAAGAAGCAGGGAGCTTGCGTCACTAAAGGATGTTCTTTCAAAAGAAGCAGCTGGTGAGTTTGTTGCCGACATGAAGGACGCTGACGCAATCCTTACGCGCGATAATGCAACAATTATTTATGAAGCATTGCAGTTCATCCAAAACTTCCAGCCGAGATTCACCAGAAACGGACAGGAACTCCCTCCCGTTGTGATGATTCCAGCGACAAAACACAGAGAAATGAAAGCATTCTTTGAGCACTTGTCGTTCGTAATGGATACACCGGTAGATAAGCAGATAGAGCTGACAAAGAAGGGGTTGCGCCCGAAAGCGTCTTCATGGATTGGTGATGTTTGGGATGCTGGCGAAATAAAGCGCAGGGCTCAACAAGAGCAGTATGCACAGCTCAAGTCAATGTACAAGCTTGTTACTCGCGGCAATAAAAACCTCGGAATCCCACCACGCAGGGCATGGGAATACCGAAACATGTTCGCTAATGGCGTAACGCCAGGAATCAAGGCGCCAGTCATTGTTCCAGAGAGAAAGATGCTCAATCTTTCCAAGCTCAAGGACGTAAATGTTGATGACCTAAAGACCATATCTGCACAGCGCGGAACGGGTTTCACCTCAACGTCAACAGCAAGTCGTGCCAGAAGATTTGAGGTAATTCCAGACACAACCGGTAAAGGAAAGAGCAAGGTTCAGTGGCACCTCCAGCTCGCGGATGTGAACGGAAAGCGTGAGGGCGAATGGACGGGGGCCATTGAGTTATTTGACTGGGGCATTGATAGCGGTGGTGAATACACCGATACCAAGACTGGAAAAGTCGTAAAAGCGCCACAGGGTGTCTACTTCAGAGACATGATGAGAATCCTAGAGGATAGTGATTACTACGGTGGAAAAGTCCAATTCAAGAAGGTTCTGGAAAAGAGTTTGGAGACACTGTTGTTATCAAGGGCGATACCGACGAAGAAACTGCTTTTATTCTCAACGACATAGTAAGCCGCATGAGGACTTCAGCAAAAACGCCAAATGCTGACGTTGAAATAACAACCGCGCAGCTATCCAAGGGTAGAGAGTGGGATAGGGTCCGCGTTGCTTCTGACTTCCGTAATCCTCCAGACCTCGACATAGACCCAGAAACTGGAAAACCAGTTGAGAGTCGCTCCAGAAGAGAGGAACTCAACATTGTTTATGTTGCTCTAACTAGAGCAAAGAGAGCAATCGACCCGGGCAAGGCAATATACGACCTTTACCTCTCTGACACTGTGTCGGCAAGACAAAGGGAGGCAATCGACAAGGCTATTGAGGACGGCAGAATGCCCGACTATCTCAATAAGCCGGAAGGCCTGTTTGACCCATACTCTGGGGAAATAAATGCACCAACACCAACAATCGAAGACGACGACGATGAGCCTGGCGACTACGAAGTTGGTGGTGGCGATGATGGCAAGTCAATTGACGACATAATCAAAGAAAAAGAAGAGGAAAAAGAAGACGAAGACGCCAGCATCGACGGAATCGAAGACATCGGTGACGAGGACGCGTCCAATAGTCCAGACATGGACCAGTTCGTTGACTTCCTTTCCTCTGGTCGCTCAGGTCGCGGACGCAGAAACCGCAGACTAAATCGTTCCCGTCAAACCCCATGGTCCGACGAAGACAGGCAAAGATTTGCTGACCGTGACAGGCTGAGGGCAAATCGTCGCCCTGGCAAGCGGAATGATGGTCCGTCGCCAGAAGAGTTCTTCTCTAGCGGTCGTACCGATGTGGAGCTAGAAGGAAGATTTGGTCGCAGACTGCGCCAGGGCGGAGCTCAGCGCGCACCAAGGAATGCAAGACCAAGCACACAGGGAATTGCAGGTCTGAGGTTGTCTGGAAACCCAGAAACAAACTCTAAAGCTAGACGCGAACTCGATTATTCAATGCGCGTATGGGACGGATTCAAGAGAACCGGCATAGCCCTTGACGTGAATAGTGATGATTCTGGAACTGATGCAAGACAGAGACAGATTCGCGAAGCGATGAACAACGTTTCACAGAGAATGGCAGACAGACCACAAATTACTGTTGGTAGCGTTTCGTCAAACAACCCCAACCAGAACCCAACAGCCTCAACATGGATGCTCTCCACGGAAAAACTGAAGGATACGATAAGAATTCCAACGGAATACTCTGTCCAGACCGACCCAGGAACCGGAAGAAAAGACATTACCTGGACCCAATCGCGTCCACTAAGCAATGATGAGCTGGCATCCCTGCTGAACCTTGACAAGCCAAATGCGGCAAAACTTTCGGACCCCGATGCCGGAATTAACCACGATGCGGTACGCATGCTTGTTGCCGAACTTGGAAAACAGCCAGAGTTTGCTGGATGGAGGCTTTTTGCCCCTGTCACAAGAGCAGACGAAGACTTTGCTGAAATGAACGTAATGGAACGATTTGCGGAAAATCTTGGCAGGGCCAACATGCGTGACCGATTCATAATCGAAACATTTGGCAAGGACGCATTCCCACACTGGTTTGACGAGGAAGAAAATAACCCAATCTCCCCAGAGGAATACGATTCACTTGGTGAGGTGAGCAGGGTTTCACAATTCCGTGCTAGCGGCCGATTCGATAAAGATAGCGCCACCAGGGGTGACTCACCAGTTGAGGAAATGCTCATGGAGGAGTCAATTGATGAGGCAGAACTTCCTGACATACAGGAGCCAGATGTTTCTGCGGAGGAGCTAAGGGCTGACAAGACTGCGCGCAAGGACTTTGAACTTGACGCTCTTCTCAAGTATCTGGGTATCCCAGAAAAGGGATGGCAACAGAGAATGCGCGAAAGACTGCAGCAGTCGTTCGGCATGGATGATGTTGGTCTTGGCGCACAGAGTGACTGGAAGAAAAACGGAGTTCCAATCGCGTATATCAACCAGATGATAAAGGCTGGTCTCATTCCAGACGCCAGTTCTGTTTGGCGAGATGGAGACTCCGGTTCAAAACTGGATTCAGAACTCAGCAACGCGAAACATGCTGTTTATGAGGCACTTAATGAATTTATTGACAAGAGTTTTCCGAATTCGCCGCAAAACAGCACAAAAACGCGCAACTACATAACAAACAGCACAGATATGGCCCTATATCTGTCGGAGTCAGCAAAGAGAAAAGGTTCCGTATTCAGCCCAAGAAAGGGCGATGAACCAAGATTCAGCAGCAACGAGCTACAACAGATTGTCAACAGATTCAATGAAGCATTTGGAACGAATCACACCATTGAAGACATCTTCAGTAGAGAGCAGCTAGAGACAGCACGCAGAAGAATTGAAGAGGATGGCGAGACACTCTCTGGAAAAAAACGAGAGAGAAGAAAGGTTAAGCCAGACAATTTCGCCAACGATTAACAGGCAAGCAAATTAGCAAACGTTACTAATTAGCGCGCAAGGTTCTGATACGTTATAATTTAAGCAAATTGATTGGTTAATGTCCCTATGGCATTTCCCTGCATTTACGGGAGTTCTATGAGCTACGACGAGAAAGCCACAGTCAGCATTGACGCCGAGGGCAACGTTCTTAAGTGCGCCAAAGGCGCTAGTGCCGCTGACTGCGGTTTTGTTAAGGGTTCGGAGTTGTGCGCAAAGTGCGGCGCCATGCCTGTTGAGATGAAGATGGTTCCCGCCTCTGAGTTGGAGGAGAAGGAAATGGCCATGGAAGCTCCGGAAATGAAGCCGAAGAAGAAGCCTGCAGAAGGTGGCGTTGTTGGCGTAATGGAAGTTGACCTTGAGGCAGACACCGAAGAGGAAGAAGACGAAGACGGCGAGCCAATGGAGAAATCATCTAAAGAGATGAAGCCCAAGAGGGTCCCAGTTCCTGGCCAGGTAATAATGGCTGATGACGAGGGCGAAGAGGCAGCGCTTGACGAAGCCGAAATGGACATGGAGTCAATGGGTGACGAAGACGAGGAGTCTTCTGCTCAAAGAACTATGGGCAAGGCGAAGGCTGCAAAGCTTGAGGTAGAAATCGACTCAGAAGATGATGACGAAGAGTCAGACGACGAAGAAATGTCGGAAGACGAAGAAATGTCAGACGAGGACGAAGAGGACGAGGAATACGAGGAAGACGAAGACGATGAGCTCATTATGGGCGAGAAGTCATTCTCTGCTCGCGACTCAGAGTGGGAAGACATTCGCAGGTCACGAATTAAGTCCCTTGGAATAAAGACAGCTGACCTTGGCGCTCACGGATATCTATGTGCAATAGAGAGAAAAGCCTATGCGGGTTCTTCTCCTGTTTGCGACGACTGCCCAGGTGGTTGTGTTGCTGAAAAGGGTCTGCCCGGACTGCTACACGTCGAAGGTTTGGCAGAAAAAATGTTCGATGGTGTTGTTGTTGACTCCGGCTACTCGCAGCCAGCAGACATGTTTGTTGTTGACGTACAGACAAAGGATGGTTCCGTCAAGGAAGTATTCATCGACGGAACAAGCGCAGAAGTTTTGGGCTTCCAGAAGCTCGATGAATCAGAATTTGAACAGAAGTCTGGCTTTTCTGAATACAAGCTCATTGATTTCACCGAAGCAGCAGAAATCGCCGTCAAGTCAATTGATGGACATGTTGTTGCGGTAGAGCCAGATGTTTTCGAAGGTTTTGATGCTTATGCTGTAGAAATCGAAGGATTTGACGGAAAGTCGTACGACGTCTTCGTTGCCCTTGATGGCGAAGTGCTCGGTTATGACAAGTATGAAGCTGATGAGGTTGAGCAGATTGAAGCAGAAGCAGCTGAGATTGCAATCAAGAGAGCTTTTTCTGAAGAGAGAAGAATGGAACTTGCCAAGGAAGGTATGGCTCTTCCTGACGGTTCATATCCAATCGTTTCAGAGTCCGACCTAAGAAATGCAATTCAGGCTTTCGGTAGGGCAAAAGACAAAGAGGCTGCCAAGCGCCATATTATGAAGCGCGCTCGCGACCTTAAACTCGAAAGCCTTATCCCCGCAAACTGGCTTGCCGGAAGCAAGGAAAAGAGCGAGGAGCTGGGTGATGCGGATTTCATGGCGGCCCTCGTCGAGTTCCAGCTTCTCGAAGACTCAATCGACGATAAGTAACCGAGGTCCCCGATATGTCGGGTGAACCGGTAAAGCACAGGGTAATAACGTCTGGACGTCTAGTATCTCCAGTTGCCTGCTGTAGGGACTTCGATGCTAGAGCGCTTCGTTTCAAGCAATCAATCAACGGAAGCGTCTACTCAGGCAGGCTTCAAGCAGATATAGCCGTAAAGGCGCTTGGTTGGGACATCTCTCGCAAACAAGACGAGGGAAACACTGACAATAAAAAGCGTGAATTCACCGGGGAATCAATGCCCGGTGTTGAAAAAAACGCATACGGGTATAGGTGGAAACCAGAAGCCAGATGGGAACCGGGCTCAAAGCTTGTTCTATCGCCAACAATTGAGAGCATTCGCGGAATGGATATCGAGCCTAATTTTGGCTGGATTCCAGAAAAGGAACGCGAAGTTGATTCGTTTGACAAGCTGCTGAATAAGCTGCGAAATAAACCACACATAAAAATATCTAAGTTTGATGTAAACCCTAAGACTGACGAAGTTGACACATCTTCTGAAAAAATTGTCGACCCATTTGCAATGTCAACAGGCATGACAATGGAGGAACGCAGAAGAAGGCTCAACAAGGGCAAAAACGTAGAAGAAAAATCATTAGGACCCAATCTTGGTGCGCGAGTTCCTGGCGGTTCATTGCTAGCAAGGGCAGCTGCAGCAGTTGGAATACTTAGAGATGAAAATAATAAGTTTAGGTGTCCTCCAGGAACGCCAGCAGCTAACCAGTTTACGGACGCCATGGGCTCAAACTGCTTTGGGTTCAGTGCTAGTAGATTCGCAAGATTTGCTGCTCGCCAGGCCGCAGAACTCTCCAACCAAGGAGAAATGCAGGGACTTAGAAACAGTGCACGAAATGTACTTGACTTTGTTTACAACGGAAGATGGTTTCGTGACTTAGCTGATGCTGACCCAGCAAGAATTGGTCGCAGTCCATGGTATGACGCAGCAACTGGCGAAAGAATAGAAACACCTGACTGGCGTGACGTTGATGGCCCAGAAAATCTCCGCGTAACAACTAATGGGATGATTAACGCGCAAGATGAAATTGCGCGAGCTGATGCTGAAGTTCTCAGTCTACTGGATGACCTTGGTGTCGACATAAGTGATGAGGCGAGAGCCACGAATGAAGACCTTGGTCAAGCATTTGACACACTGCGACAGATGGCTAATAATGGCGACCCACGCGGATGGGATGTAAACCTTGTCAACGCAAACGGAGTAGACCAGCCAAGACTGACACCACAACAAGTCGAGCAGTTTGTCACAGCCCGCCTACAGGCCGTTCAGGGATGGACTTCACTCTCAAAAGAAGAACAAGACCTCATGGTCAAGGCTGATACTGCAAGATATTACGAAACCGAAAGAGCATTCCTTGAGTCCCTGCTAGTTCAGTTCAAGAGAAACCCATCTGCAGCAAAGTTTCTTGGAACAATCATGTACGACTCGGACTCGAACCACGAGGCCGGAACATCACTAATGCGCGATGCTGCTCAAATTATCGACATGACTGACCCTGTTACTGGGAAAACAAGAAAAGTCAAAATACCCGGGGAAATGCGTGGGGTAATCGACTTCAACATGGACATGATTATGAGCAACCAGGAAACCATGCTTCCAAACATGGGTGCTGGCCAGCGCCTGTCAATAGCTGCCATTGGCGGAAGAACAGACGCCGAATCTCAGATGGCTCTTTCACATTTTATGCTAAACGCTGACCTTGCGGCTCGCCACATGGCTGGACTCGTAGATGGTCCAAAATCATTCACGAGACACATAGGGATACACGAATTTGCCCACTTGGTCCAGGCTCAGGGATTCATGGAGGAGATTGACCGCAGAGCAAAAGCCGGAATGCTTGAGGTTCCGCAGTTCTCTAAGCGCGGCGACTATCTAGGGCAGAAAAAGATAAATAGCCTTTACGACTTAAGCGCTGGCGACATCATGAACATGATGACACAAACAGCTGACGGGATAAACCTTAAAGAACTTGGTGATGTGATGAGCCGCCTAGAGGGTGTTGCTCAGTTCTCTGGCGCATATCCAAGAGAATATGAAAAGGGAAGCGAAATATGGGCGCTAGAAGCCCTTGCTGAACTTTATGCGCTGAGGGAACAAAAACTTATAAGCGGCGATGACGTCGACTCGGTTCTGGAGTTCATGGATGACATCATGGCAAAGAGAGCTGAAACTTCGGCAGCAATCGCAAGCGCAACATATGACCTGGATGAGGTTGATTCTCCAGACATTGATTCACCAACAGCAGACGTTCTTCCTGGAATAACGCCAGAAGAACTAGACGCAATGGCAGAAGAAGCGCTAGTCCGTAGGGTTGCCGACAGGAGAGAAACTCTAAAAGCTTTCAGAAGTGACTATTCGGGACTCACTCAGGAGGAGATGTTTGATGTTGCTACAGAAATAGCGACAGATTACACTATCGCTAAAGAAAGTCTGGATGAAATAGAAAAGTCGGAAATCCCATCTGGCTTAACACCGGAAGAAACAGATGCTGCAACAAGAGCCAGACAAGAGCTTCTTGATATAGCCATAGAAGAGGCTCAATTCCATGAGAAGAAGTACGACGATGCACGTCGTGAATGGAAAAAGAAGTATGGAATTGGTGCTCGTTCGGAAAACGCAAGATTTGACGCAGAAGTAGGGTCACTAAGGGAGTCTCGCGGCCTACTTAGTCCATCGGAAGCTGCTAAAAATGCAAGAGCAAGACAGCTTGATGCTATTTCTGAAGACATAACACAAATCGATGATAAAAAAGCCATCAGAAAAATGGCCGACACCCAAGTTCTGATGAAGGCAAATTCTGATGATGTCGACAAATCAGTAGAACTAGCTGAAGAATTCGACACCATGAAGAATGCCATGATTGAAAAACTTAGGGCTGGTGGAGATAAACGCAGCAGGTCGAGAATTAGTAAAGAAATCGATGAAAAAATTGAAGCCCTAAACAGCCCTAAACCAAAACCAACTAGAAAATTCAAATCGAAAGCGGATGCTGATTCATTTGTTAAGTCTCGTAGGGCGAGTCAATCAAGACGACTTACGCCACGTCAACGTGAAGCCATTCGCCAGATTGGTACTGGTGAAGACGTGGATATCTCTAATGTTTTGGACCCACAGAAACAAGTTTCCGCTGGTCGTGCAATAAATCGTCGCAACGCTCGCCTTGCAAGGCTTGGTCTTGAGGTAGATGAAAATTCATCTTCTGAAGCCCCCCTTGATAGGCAAGTGCAGAATGTTTTGATTCCAACAATGGAGGCGATAGATGCCACCTCCATAACAGAGCCTTTCGAGATTGAGGCAATCGTAGAAGTTGAGTCTGGTAAGGTTTCCGGCCGCTCTGTTGGAAAAGATGTTCAGATAGACAGCCTCGTTACGGGCAGGCTTATGCCCAAGGGCCGTAGACCAACGAAGCTGACAAGACAGCAAGAATCTGATGCCCCCGAAGGCAAGAAGAAGAAGCGCGTTGTAATTTCTCTGAAGGAGGGAGACAAGGGAATATTCTCGTCTCCTGGAGAAGATGGGGAGAGCAGATTCATTCTACCTCCCGGCTCTTTGCGTGTTGTGTCTCGTGGTGACGATGGAACAATCTACATGGAGGTTTCATCTCAGAAGAATGCAGTTGAGGCTGCCGAGTCATTGAGGGATTCTCTTTCTAACGGCACTGATGACGCAATTTGGCGAAAAGGTGCATCCAATAGGGTTGGCAAGGTTGTCAATGAATATGTGACTGCACGCCGGGAAAGCAGAGATATAGATTCCCCTAGAAACGACAGCGATAAACAGATAGCAGAGACAAACTCATCCATCAATGAACAGGTAGTTGATGCTGGCTCAAGCTTTGGTGAAGGTATAGATGATGTTGACCTTCAGGGCGCAAGCGAATCATTGTCATCCGGACGTTCAATATATGGTCCAAAACAAACAAGAGCACAGAGAACCGAGTCTCGACGCAGTAAAATCTCCAGCAACGCTAAGGAAATAAGAAACATACTTTCAGGCAAAGGCTCAAAAGAATTCCCAGAACTATCAAAGGAAAATATTGACCCACGTGTTGCCGAATTAATTATGAACCTTCCAGATGAAGAACTTCATTCACTAATCGAGGAAACCGCATACAGAATGCATTCTGGCCTAGATAGGCGCGCCCATGTGAGAATGAGGGAATCAGAAGTTGATGAAATGCTCATAACTGGAACGGTTCGTTCACCACTCGCATCAAGCTCTGACGATTCTCCAGTTGCTTCAAGACGCATAGAAAGAATACTGAGACGCAACTCATCTGGCACAAGAGAAGACGGCTTCAGAAGAGCCATGCAAAGCGAATCCCTTAGCAGTGGGGCAGTCAAAAAGGGCATCGGTGAGCGCCTAAAGGGCAGGGCGATGAATCAGATAGCTGAACGAATGGGCCTCGATGATGAAGAGAAAGAAGTCATGGAGCTTGTCGTTGATACGGCCGCAGCGATGCGTTTTGGTCCTCAAGCTGCACTCACGAAACTTGGAATGGAACTAGCCAGAAGAGGAAGCAGAGACCTAGCAGAGTTTGTTGTTGAAAAACTTAAGGAAGACGACAGAATCAACGATGAACAAGCAAAGATGATTCTTAAGAGAATGAATAGAGTTGCCCCAGAGGGGCTGCCCGAACCGCTCAAGGATGCCGCAGTTTCTGCAGCAAGGGGCGCGCGCAGGATGGTTGATACACCAGAAAACAGGGAAAGAATAGCTACAGCGCGTGAATCTGCTGGACGCAGAGCAAGGCGCTTACGAGATGCAAGCGCAGAACGAGTGCGCGAAATGCGAGACAGAATAACTGGTGTTGAGGCAATCAACGACGCGGGCGAAACTGGGCCTCCCATCGGGCTACCGCCAGTGCCGGTTCTTCGCGGCGAACCACGAGTGACCCTCTCTAGCGGAAGGGTGGAGAGAACACTTAAGCCTGGCTCGATATCCCCACAAACTTCCAAAATAAAGAGCAGTCGTGCTTCAATCTCTCTCGGGGAAAATTGGCGTGACCAAATAGAAGTTTACGAGATAGGCGGAAAGCGTGTCGCCTTCGGTGTTCCCAATGAACAGTCATGGGAATCAGATATATCTGATGTTGAAGTTTTACCAATTAACCCATTTGTTATTTCTGGGCTTGACGAGACATCTGACGAGGGCCGGGAGTTGGCCATTAAGTGGACACTTGCCGGAATTGGACTTAATGAAGAAGGTAATGATTCAAAAACAGAAGCAAGTTCAATACTTTATGCAGCAACGCGCGGTGACACTGACGCACAAAAGAGACTTGATGACCTTGCCGAGGCCGGACAGAAGACAGTTGACGCAAGTCGCAAAAACATAGCCCAATTACGACAGGAAACAATCGATAGGGAAGCTGCCGCAAGAGAGAAGACCCTAAGTGAACTTAGAAGGGCATTGCCAGACGCTTCAGAAGAAGAAATACAAAGAAGAGCACGCCCCTCTCGGTCCAACGGCTTTAGTGGCCTGTCAGTAGACGACCTGTATCTCGTCCACGAAACTACATATGAACCACAGTACGACAGTGATGGTAATTTAGTTATAAGACCAACAGGCGACTACCCAATGCTTGATGAAAATGGTCAACCGCTACTCGATGACAATGGTAGACCGTGGGATACATATAGGGGAACAATACATTTTTCTATTAACCACAGGGTTTCCGGACATCAGCAAAGAGAGACCCCAGAAGCAAGCAATGTAATAATGATTCCGTTAAAGGACGTTATTGCGGCCAACCCTGGAGCACTCGACAACCTTTACGGAGTTGATACATATTTAACGCCACCACCGGGGGAGCCACTCAAACTTCCTGCGTCTGCAGTTAGGACACTCAAACTAGAAAAGGGTGAAACCGACCCATGGGGCAAGGTTCATACTGAGCTTGAAAGCATGGGAATGAGTCCTGATGTCAGGATGTATGGAGGCACAGACTCTGTTGGCCTCGATGCCGACCAGAGAATAAGTGGAATAGCTGCCCAGCTTGACGTTGAGAATAAAATGCACTCACACTCAGATAATGCACACTTTGAAAAAACAAGAAAACATGATGGTATGTCATTCCCTGTTACTCCTGGAATATTTGCTAACTTAAGTCGAAATGCTCTTCTGCGTTTAATGCATCAAGATAGATGGTCTGGGGCAAACAACTCACTATCTGAAACAACAAGAAGTGTTGTTTAGTTGGGTGGATGATTTAAATGACAAGTAACAACAATCAGCGCGGATTTAGCGCAAGAAATATAACGAAGTCAGAAAAGGCTCGGGCAAATAGATTTATTTCTGCCGCTGTTTCTCGTTCTGGTGCCAGCAAGCAGGAATCAGACAATATTAAAAAAACCATTTGGGAGCTTCGTTCAGTTGTTTCTCGTGACAGAGACTCGGGGTATATGAAAGCGGCTACGTCTGTAGCTACGGACATTGGGCCGGATTATGCAATTGCTGCAGTCTCAAGACTCGGTGATATGGGGCTTGTTGGTGACATCGAAGTTGAATCAATGATTTCCGCGATAGAAAAGAAGCACAAAACCAACAGAAATAATTCGGTGCGAATAACCCGATTATTTAATCAGGCAGCAGATGCTGTTACGGAGTCAGGAATTGGTCTTCTCGCCCCAAAGGTTATAAATGGCAGAACGATAGGTTCGGGCGGAAACCGCAATAGAAGTGCAACCAGTGAGCAAAAACCTTTAGGTGGAGAAACCGTAGAAAGAGCGGCATCGGACATTGCTAGGGATTATTACGCAAGCGTTGGTCTTGGTCAGGATGTACCTGACGAGCTAATGCCGGTCTCTGGGTACGTAATTCACGAGGACCAAATCAAAAAGAAAAGACAGCTCGCAATGTCTTCAGGTATTGGCAACGTTGAGTCAGATGCGATATTTGAATTAGGTGACGAAGATATTCTCGGTGATGGATTGACCGCCCATGGGGAAATAGAGGTTGTGCTAAAGCCCGGCGTATCAGGAAGAGTGTCATACGGAATGGGTAATGGGGTGAAAAATGGCAATAAGCCTGTTCGCCTTAACTCAACAAATAAAGAAGATGTATCTGACGCCCTATCTAATCTAGATGGCTCAAACGGAAAAATAGAGTCAATGGAGACAATGCTTAATCTGCTTGCGGCAAGTATTGATAAGGATTTTGCAGACGTCAACAGCTCACTCGATGAGTCTGGCTCAATGAGGCGCTCTGGGCAATTTGATTCAGAGAAAAGAACCCATAAACCGCTTGAAGCACATGTGCTTGGTGGATTTGACATAGATGAAATTGAGCAAATTAACTACCCGTTCACCAAGTTGCAGAAAATGGCCGCCAATCAGGATATAAGCGATGTTGTTAACGAATCATTTATTAACAACACCCTTGTTAAGAACGGATTTACTATTGAAGAAATTGAGTACATGTCTTCTACGGGGATGACTTCACGCACAAACACCGAAAGTATGGACATGCTTCGCTCCTACAGGCTTGCCGTAAAGATGCGAGACAAGTACCAGGAGTCAGGCATAAACAAATTAATGATTGCTCACCCATCTGGCATAAATATCTTTAACCCACTAAGCCACTCTAAAGCTGCGAGGCCAGGACAAGATGTTGAAGAGGTTTTGAAAGAAAACATAGAGATAGAGATAGCCGAGATGGGCAAGAAGCTCATGAAGGAAATAAGAAGCAGTGAAAAACCTTCACTTATTTCAAGACGAGGCGGCAAGCTATGAAAGCAGCACTTGTAGGGACCGTTGGAGACGACAAGCTTTACTACATAATCGACGCCACGGTCAATGACAAAGATGGCGCAATTGAGAGAGAAGATGGAACTGTTGTGAGGATTGACTTTATGTCCTTTTCCTCAAGTGCTCGCAGTTTAAAGAAAATAAGGACATCGCCATTCCATAGAAAACTATGGGATGCCCCAAGAAACATGTCTTCCGGTAGCTGGTATGAAACATTCATCTCAAAGGAAAAAGAAGTGGATGAGAAGATGCTTGCCGGGTTGCCTGTTTATTCTGCTCTTGGAAAAGACCGCAAGAAGATTGACAAGATTAATGAGAAATCTCTTGAATTTTCATCCAGTGGTTTAGCGAATCAAATTTTGAGCAAATCGGCTAATGGGCCAGTGGTAAAGTTTGATAAGCCAAAACGAGTATTCAATACGAAGCAGGAGCGGAAAGACGCATGGCTCGCCATGCACCTGCTCCGAAAAATAGAGGAGAGCGATAATGCTTGACAATGAGCAGATTAAGGCCGACCCGCTTGGCGGCATACTGCCACAGGAACTGGTCACTGGTGACATACTTAGGGGGTACGGCCCCAGAAGAGGCAATCTTGAGCGCCTACTTAGGTATTGGCGACCAATCATGAAGAAGCCTGGTGGATTCAGAAGATGTCGAGTGATTCTTGCAAACCATCCAGAGCTTTATCCACTTAGCAATATATGCGCCTGGCTGCACCATGAGACAACTGGTTTATGGCCAAACGAAGGATGTCATCATCCGGGCATGAAAAACTGCAGAAAAAAGCTTCGCAAGTTAACAAACTGGACTGATGCGCAGTTTTCTCAGTCTCTCGCTGGCAAGAAACCAAAGAATGTGGTTAGAAATCTTAAAAAGAGTGACTCCATTGAAGAGTTGGACATGTTCTTTTACGACAGGGAGTTTGCCACTGAGGAAAAGGGTCTAAACCAGGTCGTAACAGAAGGTGACATTGAGTACGCGATGAAGGTCTTGTCGGAATTTGCCGACATGGAGCCAGATTTTATCAAGTTTATCGGTGACGATAAAAATTGGCAAATAGAAGGCGAAAACGAATCTGGAACAAAGGTTTATTCTGCGTTCATTAGTTCAAAATCGGATGAGGAAAACTGCTGTGGATGAACTTCTTCCATGTTGCGACAATAACGAGCTTATTGTAACAAGAGTGGTACTTGGCGACCTTTTTGGGAAGTCAAACGTGGACCATCTACGTGGAAGAAAGCAGCTTTCCCATGCCCTAATTCAGTACAGGGCTCTCTCAAAAAGAAACGGCAACACTAAGAGAAGAAAAAGTCAGACAGGAAACAATCAAATCAGCTTCAAGGCAAATGCACTACGCCAAATAGGAAGCACGATAGGAAGCACTCTCGTTCCTGGAGACTTAGGTCCGGTAAGGTCGCCTGTTCGTTCTGCTTTTTATAGAGCAGCCACTCCAGGTTTTGGTGGAGGCCGTCGTGGCGGTTCACTGCCTGGTCAAAACCGTGCGGCCAGATGCCCCGAGGGGTATCAGTATGGTGGAAGATTTACAGACAATAGGTTTACAACTTGCGGTCAACAACTTTTCGACATACCATCAGTCCTTGGTGCAGCAGTAAGAGAAATACGCAGAGCACAGACTTCTGGACTACCGGATAGGGTGTCCGGAAGGGATATAACTGGCGGAATAGCACCAAGTTCAATCATTCAAAGTCGTGCCCCCCAGATTCCGCGTGTCGGAAACGAAAATCGCTCAATCTCTATGGGTAGAACAAGAGACATTATCCGTGACGTTGGTCAGTTTAATTCTTCGTCGTCGACGCGGGTGAGACGAATGGTAAGACGTGACGGATTTGTTCTTGAGCCGGTCGTACCAAGCCGCGTTTTGCGAGCAATACCCGACAACAGGGACATGGAAGGCGCTTCATTCATAATGTCAGCATTGTCTCCATCTGATATTGGTGGAGAAGAGCTGGGTCTTCTTTCAAATACGGGAATAAGGTCTCTTATTTATGTTCTGCCTGGTGGTTCTTCGCTGACGCTTGAAAAAGCAAGGAAGCTCACTGTTGGCGAAAGAAGAAAGCTTGGGCGGGTAGTTAACACTGCACAGGAGATAAATAACTCAACAAACCCAGCAGCAAGACTGGTAAACGTTTCTCAAGAAATTGGCGACGGGATTCAGTACTCAGAAAAATTTGTTGGGATAAAGAACCCAAACGAGCCAGTTGGCAAGACAACCAGATGGGCACAAGAGCTCCTTTTTTCAAAGAGAAGAAAAAAGCCAGTTGATGTTTCCACCTCGGAATCAAGAGAAACTGTGTCTTTTGATGCAAAGCGTAAGCTTATTAAAGATATTGACAGGGCAATGGCTCACCTATCTGGGGGTGGCTCTCTCTCTGCAATCCACCCAGACATTCTTTCTGAGGTAATTAAGCGTTCCAACGCTATCCAGAAACAGAAAATGGGCAACAACATTACTGCAGTTGTATCTGGGCCAGAAAAGTATTTCATGTATGAGCGTCCAGCAAAATTCCAACATCTCGGTGAAAGGTTTGCTTCAGACGTACAGCAGTTCCTTGGGCTTAGCTCACCTGACGTGCTTTTTGTTGGCAAAGCCGGCGATAAAAGAACGTACTTGCGCCAGGATGTTGAAGCAGCAATACCGGGTGGCGTGTTTAATCCAAATGCAAAGTTTCAGGACATAGGTTACGAGGATGTGGCCCGGATGATTGTTGCCGATTTCCTTACTGACCAGAGAAATAGGCCATCAACATCGATTTATCCAATAGATACCCCTGATGGCACAAGGGCAGTGCTTGCACAAAACACTACTTCTGGTCTGACAGACCTATCCAAGATAGAAATCACCAAAAGAATGAAATTGAGACTCAATGACTTCTATGAATCAGGCCTGACACCAGCATATTCTGAGTATTACCAGACTTTGAAGGCTGAACAAAGGGTTCTATTGATTCAGTTCATTGGTCAGCTCATTAATAGGGCAAGAAAGTTCAGTACTTCCAATTTCCAGAACGATATGAACAGATATGGAATGTCTGCAGGCGAAAAGATACACATGGAAATCATGGAAAAACTTTTCACAGAGCGACTTGATGTTCTTAGAAATCAAAAAAACATCCTAAACACGATAATCAGAGGCGCCTAAAATGAAAAAAGTCGCAATAATCAAAGATTTGTTCAGAAACACCCCTCATGTTGTTATTTCCGATAATGACGGTGTAATTGAATCAAAGAGTTTGACGGAGTACGGGAAGCGGATAGTTGCAGAAAGCTCTATATCTGCAGATATAGAGCAAATAGCTCTTCCCGAGGGGTTTGTTTGCACTGGATTCAAGTCCGTAACCCCATCGATTGAAAAAATGCTTGGTTCGTTTGCCTCGGACGCCATAGAAACCAAGTCACTAAAACAAGATTACGTTACTGAAAAACCATCGCAGGCCTTTCGCATGTTTAGCAATAGACACACAAACACTGAATTAAGTGAAAACAAGCCCTCATCAGAGCTATCAATAGCAAAATTTTCTTCTGTTGAGTCAAAAATGAATGCAATTGATTATAAGGCAAGACAATTCGAGGTCGCTTCGCGGATTTCGTCCATCATTTCCCCCATAAAGAGTGGAAAATTTGGTTTCGATACAACTAAGTCAGCATTTGTTCCACGAAAAAATAATGCAATCTCTCTACTTGCCTCCGAAATTGCAGAAAAATCTGTGCCTGAATCAATGATGGGCAGATTTCTTTCAGATGACGGAAAACGCGATAGGACCACAGCCAGAAGAAGACTGAAGAGAAGAGCGAGAAACCTGTCTCCAGTTATTGATGGCAAAAAAATGCTTTCTGGTAAGCAAAGAATAACAATTTCAATTAAGTCGAAACTTGGGTAATCATGGCACGCGAAAAGAAATTAGTCGATAAAGTTCAGGCACTTGCAATGGCCAGAGAAATTGGCTGCACTGGTGCGCATCTTTCCGCAGACGGAAACTGGATGCCATGCGAGACAATGGAAGAAATGGAGAGAATCTCCAATATTGCGGAAACATCGAAATGGAGAACAGTTGTCCCCGGTTACAGCCCTAAGAAAAAACGCGAGATGGGTAAGAGGAAAAAGAAAAGAAGTGATTGGGAGAACCTCCGCGAAGCCCCAATAATGGGCATAGCTACACTCCCTGGCGGTGGACTCGTGTCGGCAACTTCTTTTGGTGGCAAATCAGTCGGCCCAGAATATATCCGCGAGACAGACATGGATGTATTTATGGACCCAGAGTCAGCTAGGGCTCGTTCAAGACAGCTTGGGTGCATCGGCATTAGTAGGCGGGTCAGCAAAAATGGACGCTCGGTATGGATGCCGTGCAGCAACATGACGGATTATGCAAACAGGGCTGGCTCAACGGCCCTTGGTAGACGAAATATCTCCAAAAGAAGAGACAATGAAACCAGGGAAGCAGTTCGGGTTGTTCTTTCAGAACGAGGAAATAAGCCCGTAAAACGCAAGTCAAGCATCCCTGAAGAACTAAGGCACAAGTAGCAGTAAAAAAACTATTTACACACTTTAATGGCAAAACATAATTAGTTCCACTAAATGATGTCAATCATCTGTTATTTTTGATTATTAGCAGGGCTGGGTGCTTACCTAAGCCATCCGCTGAAAAGCAATTAATCCAACCCTTCAACTTCAATAAGAGGTAAACACAATGTCGGAAGACAAAGCCCGCATCTCAGAGCTCCAGTCAGCTCTAAGAACCAAAATGGACGAGAATAAGGCAATTGCCGACTCGTTCCGCGTTGAGGACGGCACAGTAGTCGTCTCCTCAGACCAGAAGACAGCGTTCGACAAGAACATGCGCGACATCAAAGAAATCAAGTCGCTTCTTTCGGACCTTCAGACCATCGAAAACGTTGACAGCTGGTCAAATCAGCCAGCAGGTGACTCGGTTTCTTCAGCCTATGCTGCTGCTGCCGCTGACCTCACCCAGTTGACATCACGTGAAATCAAGAGCATCGGCCAGATGTTCCTTGAGTCAGCTGAGTTCAAGGCCCTCAACGGTGGACGTAATGGCGCAAACATGGCCGCTCCATGGCAGGTGAAGGCTTCCCTCACCAGCTTCTCAGGTGGTTACAACGTCAAGGACGTCTTCTCAGGTATGCCAAGCGGTGACATCACCACTGGCCTTGGTTCAGTTCAGCGTGACGCAATCGTTACTCCTCCAATGCGTACCAAGCGCGTTCGTGACCTTTTCCCGGTCCGTCGCACAAACGCAGCGGTTATCGAGTACTTCCGTCAGCTCGGGTTCACCACACTTGAGGCTGGTCATGGCGTAAACAACGCTGCGACAGTTGCAGAGCGTGGAACCGGCGCAGCGAGCGCGACCTTCGGCATCAAGCCACAGTCGTCATTCGCTTTCGTTGGCGAGCAGGCTCCAGTGCGCACACTCGCACACTGGGAAGCAGCACACCGCAACGTTCTTGCCGATGAGCCACAGCTGCGCTCAATCATCGACAACGAGCTAATGTACGGTCTGCGTCTCCTCGAAGACAACCAGATTCTGAACGGTGACGGAACCGGCGAGAACCTTCTCGGCGTGCTCAACACACCAAACATTCAGGAATACGCATGGTCAGATGGAGAAACCGCTCCAGTTGCTGACACCAAGGCTGACGCAATTCGTCGTGCTGCTACCCTCTCGTTCCTGGCTTACTACGAGCCAAGCGGTGTTGTTCTACACCCGAACGACTGGGAAGACATCGAACTGACGAAGGACGAGCAGGGTCAGTACCTAATCGCAGTTTCGGTTGCGATGGGTGGTGAGCCAAAGGTCTGGCGCATGCCGCTGGTGGACACCCCAGCCATCGATGAGGGCACTGCTCTTGTTGGTGCCTTCGGTACCGGCGCTCAGTTGTACGACCGCGAGGAAGCCAGCATCCGTATTTCGGAACAGCACTCAGACTTCTTCGTACGCAACGCCATCGTCATCTTGGCCGAGCAGCGCCTAGCCCTAGCGGTGAAGCGTCCAGAGGCCTTCGTGAAGGTGTCATTCGACAGCGCACCTGTCTGATAACGACCAACGCGTAGCAACGCAAGAGAGAACCCTGGGGCAACGGGAAACCGGAACCCCAGGGTTCTTTTCTATCTACAAACAACTTTCATGGGATAATGTAGCTATATGGATGAAACCAATAACGAGAATCTTGACTCCCTCTTTGAGCAGCTTCTTAATATTTCTGACGCCATAGACGTCGAAGAAGAACTTGCCCTAATTGCTGAGCAGTCAATAGTCGAACTAAAGAGCGATTCAATGATGCCGATATTCGATGAATACTACGGTGGGAAAATCTTAAATGACTGCATTGAAGGCAAGGCAGCCAAGAAAAGACTCAAAGACCCCAAGGGTGGTCTCACTGCTGCTGGGCGCGCCTACTTCAAGCGCAAAGAAGGGGCAAACCTAAAACCCGGAGTAATGGGGCCAGCAAATACTCCAGAAAAGATGAGAAGGAAGGGCTCCTTCCTAACACGCTTCTTCACGAATCCATCCGGGCCAATGGTTGACGAAAAAGGTAGAGCTACAAGGCTTGCGCTCTCTGCCGCAGCATGGGGTGAACCAGTACCCAAAAATATGGAAGATGCAGCAAAGCTTGCAGCAAAGGGGAGAAGACTTCTTGAGCGTTATAGTAAGGTTAAGAAGAAGTCAGAAAATCCCGAAGAATTTAGTTTGTCAATATTTAGCTCGACACAAAGAAAATCGGCTGACCACAGTATTCATGATACGGACCTCACCGGTATTGGTGTAATTAGTGAACTCTATACCCCGGAAGAGCTAGTTACAGACGAATCGGTAACCACACTTCGCGATGAGACCAGGAAAGCAATGTTGATGCTTTCCCCATCTTTTATGAAAGGCGACCGAATGTTTGCTGGTGACGAATCCGTCATGGCCAGAATGAACAGGGCGTCACGACAAATGGCTAAAGCGAGAAAAGCTAAGCGCTAATTAGTTTTCGCGTGCTCATTACATAGCGTCTTGATGTAGCCAGAGTTCCTGGTTGCCCCAGGAGAACCACAGAGCTCGCATGTCGAAGAAGACATCTTTTCATATTTAGAAACAACCCCACACATCTGCTTGTAAAGAGATGGGTTACTAGAAGAAAAGTAATACCTGAGTGTTCCAAATTTCTCTTTAATCTGGGCAATCGTATACTCGTCATCTATTGTTTTTAACTCCTGATGGCAGTTGGCGATAATTTCATTCCACCCATGCTCGCAATCTATTATTGCGGGAAAACCAGACTGGAACCGGGACAATATATCCTTAAAGTCACCAAGTCTCTCTGTTGGTTCGAATTCAGCCATCCGAACATTGTACACCTTATACGGTATTTATTTGGCTGGCGAGGCAGGGCTCGAACCTGCGACCAAAGGATTAACAGTCCTCCGCTCTGCCAACTGAGCTACTCGCCAATGATTGAATACTACCTTGTGGGCTAGGCGGGATTTGAACCCGCATCCCTTTCGGGAGAGGATTTTAAGTCCTCCGTGTATGCCATTCCACCACTAGCCCCCTGCTGCTGGGCTACGCACCCCACGCTGTCAAAATGGCGCGTCGGGCAGGACTCGAACCTGCAATCGACAGATTAGAAGTCTGTTGCCTTATCCATTTGGCCACCGACGCATTTGTTGGTGGCCACCCCGAGTTCGTACTTTTCGGGGTGGCCACTTACAATCACTTTACCGGGCAGGCTCCAGTTGCGCAATTCTCTAAATCGAACTCTGCGTCAAACTTGCTCTGGACCAAAGGTAGGTCGAAATTAATCTTCGAAACAGTCTTCGTGTATTGCTCTTCCGTAATTTCCTCATATGGAGGTAGGGCAAAGTTGTGGTCACTATGCAAGAGGAACGAAACAGATTTTACGCCTTTGTCATAGTTCTGGCTCAACCATGACTTGATGTCATCAAGCTCTTCTTTACGGTAATAAACAGTCACAGAAACTGCATTATCTGCCCACTGTGTCTGCATTTTCTTAACCCACTCAAGCTGCTCGATTGCTGTCATATCTTTTGCGAGAACTGAACCCTCTGGTGACATGCAAGGGAATTCAACAACGAAACGCGTATGGTCCTCACGCCCATCAAGGCCGACGTCCCACTGAACCTTGTATCCACGCTTGCGGCATGCCTCAACCAATGGGTCAGAGGCACCGAACCGAACACGACGAATGTAGTGACTAGCGAAAGCTGGGTGAATTCCAGGAGTAACCCCAGGCAGCAGAGAAAGTGTGCCGGATGGCTGAACCGTCGTTATTCTGACTGACTCAGGGAAACCATTCTTTGCTGAATATTCCTTATCGATATCGCGCAAATATTGATAAGTGCCGTCGAGCCATGACAACTGCTTCTCCGTTGACTGAAGAACTCCAGTGATGCTCTGCCCAAGACGAGCGTTCTGACGAACAATCGAAGTTGTCTTCTCATATGGATAGGGCAGACGCGTGATGTGCTTCTGTGTCATGTAAAGCAAACGAGCAATGCTGTGCAACTGCTTCTCTGATGTGATATTCGGAAGGAAAACCGTTGCTAGATTGCACGACTCGCCGTCCCCAAGGGCAATTTCGGCACAAGGGTTGAAGCCCTCGATTGTTGGGTCTGGACGCTTCTCTCCAAGACGTCCATACGTGCGAGCAAGTTTTCTGTTTACCAAACCGTATGGTTCACCAGAACCGTCATAACCCTTCCATAGCTCGGAGGGGATTTCATTCCAGCCATCCGCGTAGAGGGAGTTGTTGCTGTTTGCTCTCCATGCCGGAATGGAACCAGACGCCCAGTTTTTGGCTCGGAGAAACAAAACGTCATCTGGGTCACCCATTGAAATCTGAGCCGAGCGGCGAGATGAACCAGAGACAACAATGCGCCCGATGATGTTGCAAATATCTAGCACGTCAACAGAGCGAAGTTTCTTGCCAACACGGTTGTCTAGCACTTTACAGATATCTGCTATTCCATCAATGAGCGCGCCAGGTCCGCTGGCAGTTCCACCAAACGTTTTGAGTGGTGCTCCAAATTCGCGAACCAGAATCGTGGAGTATGAGAATGACTTACCGGTGTCAAAGTATGACTTTAGTACGCCGTGAAGAAGGCGACGCCAACCGGTTCGTGAGTCCGGAACAATGATGTCCGCATCATTAGTGCGTTCATGCGTAATCGTTACACCTGTCTTGATTTTTGGCAGGTCATGAATCTTGGAGCGCTCAACAGAGAATCCAACACCACCGCCAAGCATGAGCATGTCAAACAAGAACTCAAAATCCTCGATTGTTTCAACGTTTACGAAATAACAGTTATTGAGCGATGCTCCACCAAACTTCTTAACCATAGGTGTTCCAAGTTGCCACAATGCTCGTCCGCTCATTGAGCAACGAAGGTTGTACATGTGGTCAAAAAGTTCTTCAGCTTCTTTTTGTGTGTAGGGGACTCCAATTTCAATTGCGCCATTTATAACGCGCTGGATTGTGTCAGCCCAGGTTTCGAGTGTTCCATCTTCTTTGGTGCGGCTATACGTACGGAGAAAAACAATCTCCCCCATGCCATTAAAACCCCAAGGTATTGGCTTGCCGTTATAGGTGTTTACAAATTCGTCGCTAATTACGCTCATTTTTATCTTTCGCTTGCTAGGTGTTCAACAGTGGAACACCGAGTGTAGCGCAAGAATGAATAGTGAAAAAGTCGAGGGACTATAGTAATTTTTAAATGAGTCCTAGATTTTTTGCTTCCTCAAGGGGTATGTGTTTCCCCTTCTTGTGGATAAGTATCCGCGTCACTAAACCGGGCGCAATTTGACGCTCTTCGTAATAATCTTCTTCAACATAAAAAGTCAGTTTTTTATCCAGGGTTGAATTTGTATTGAACCCCCAAATAGTTTCTGGCGGACCAGAATCCCCGGTGCAGTCACCAGTTGGGTGACCACAAACAAGACATGGCTTCCTAGCCGCCCTCAAATACGGGATGCCATGAATCTCCCCAGACTCGGATTCCTCCCCCCCAAAGGCAGGGCTATCGTAGAATGCTCCCATAGTCAATAAATTATACGTCAAAAAATTCTTGCATTAGAAAGCCGATTTCATTTATTTCATCCCTGACTTGCACCAAGTGGGCCGACGTAACCTCTTCTACTGGCTGCACCATGAGTGACCTGCGAATCATGGTTGGGTATTTGGCGTTCTTGATGTGGGAGTCGGCCTTTTCTGGATAAACCAAAATGTCGTTCCACATTACGTTTTTCCCAACACCCATCCTGTATGGTGCGGCAACCATTGACACTGGACTAATCCTTCCACCATCATCTAGTCCGGCGTGCATGACGGTGAGGCACTCCATGACTGGTTTTGTTGGGTCCACGAAGGCCTCGGCAAGGTCGGTGTCCCCAGTGGCCGCCCTGTCCAGGGAGCAGTAGCCCTCAGAAACCATGGTTATCGCCGTAATCCACCAATACTGCCTAAGGATGCTACATAGGTTCATGGACGCGGCAAATCGGTCCTCTTTGTCGCTCTTGGAGAGGGATTCTCCCATCTGGCAAATCAGCCCCAAACTGTCTCCCACCCATCCTAAAAAATGGACAGCCAGCTCCTCGCCAACACCGTGTTCCTTGACAGCCTCATCCTTGGCCATCTGTCCAGATGTTAGGGCGAGGGCCATCTTACTTATTTCACTGACGTACTCCTGCACAGAAAGATACTAAATCCCCTTTTAAAATTTTTCCGTAAATACTTAATCGACGAATATTTGCAGACAACAGCACTCTTGTGTATTAGTATTTCCGGCATGGCCAATGACAAAAAACCAGCAAAAAAGACAGCAGCCCCAAAGAAAGCTGCACAGAAAAAAGCCCCAGTAAAGAAGGCTGCTCCGGCAAAGAAGGCTGCTCCGGCAAAGAAGGCTGCAGCATCCAAAACTTCAGCAACCCCCAAGACGGTGGAAAACGTTTCTTTTGAGGCTTCCATTGCTCCCGTGACACACAGCAAGCCAATCATTCAAAATAACATCATTCAAAATAAGATGATTGAACAAACCACCCCAGCGAAGCCAGCAAAAAAGCGCTCACTGTTTAGCCGACTCTTCGGTCGCTAAAAAAATACATGACCACGGAGCGAAGAAAAGCTCCAAGACGGTCTGTCACAAAAATTGAGAGAGCTGGTTCTTGGGGTAACGTCATCTACAGACACTTTCTCTCCTGTGGTCACGTCGAGGAGCGCAAACGTGCGGCTTCAACGCCAGAACTTGCGTGCACGTGGTGTCCCAAGGCTGAACAAAAAGAACAAGAGATAAAGGCGCTTTCACGCCCTGGGATACTTGTTGCCTACGAGCCAAATCTTGCCGACCAAGAATTAAAAATAGAATCATCGAGAGCCGCAATAGCACAGAGACTCGGTGTCCCACTTGATGCTGTAGATATTGCCTCAGAAGATATTGCTGGCGAACTGATTATCAGGAGCGCAACTATTTACTTATCTGCACGAGATGTAGCAAGGATTGTTGACAGCAGGTAGCATTCACAAACAGGTTGAACTGAACATGGAGGGGCAATGTACGAAGAAGTAATCCACGGAATAAACAGGATTACAAGAATCGATGAGCCCCCGCGAGATGGCGCATGCAAGGGTCATGACCCAAGAATGTGGTATCCGCACGCATCTCGTAGTGATGAAGGCAACTACTCAGAGAATTACAAAAAGGCTATTGAGGATGGGAAAGCGGCGAAGAGGATTTGTCTCGGCTGTATCAAAAAACTTGAATGCCTCAGTTATGCGTTATATCATGAGGGGCATGGAATATGGGGAGGAAAGACTGAGCGTGAACGGAACGCCATTAGACGACTTCTCAAAATTCAAATGGTTCCTCGTGAGCCCTTTATCATGGTCTCGCGTGAACAGGTGGCCTTGAGGGATGAGTAATCACCCATCAGAACAAACAGAGAACTTCCTTAGCAGACTTCAAAATGTAAGAAAGTCTGGCAAGGGTTGGGTTTCTAGTTGCCCCTGCAGAAGTGATGACGACAACCCATCGCTTTCAATCTCTGAGGGTAACGACGGTCGTGTTCTTGTAACTTGTCACCGTGGTTCTGGCTGCAACTTTGAGCAGATTTGTGATGCTGTTAGTCTCAAACCAGCAGACCTTATGCCACCGAGTTCTGAAAGCTTTTCTATCGATAGATTCGGCAGTAAAGCGCCAGCACCAATCCGCACTCTCAAGCAACCAGAAAAAACAGAAAAAAATCTGAATATCCTGCCGCAATCTAAACCAAAGTTTGTTGAGTCATACGACTACCTGGACGAGAACGGTGTTTTACTTTTTCAGAAACTGCGCTACGTGGATGAGAATGGCAAGAAAACCTTTAGGCAAAGGAAGCCTGATGGCGCTGGTGGATGGGAGTACTCGCTTGGCGACATACCTCGACCTCTTTATAATCTCCCAGCAGTATTGACGGCAAAGCAGCAAGGCTTCCCTATCTGGGTTGTTGAGGGCGAGAAGGATGCCAACACCCTCATTGATGTTGGGATTATCGCAACCACTATGCCTAATGGTGCTGGTAGCTGGATGGATATCCACACAGAAGCCCTAGCGGGGGCAACAGTAGAAATCATTGCTGACAATGATGAAGCGGGCAAGAAGCACGCACAACAGGTGCTTGATGAATTAACCAACGCTGGGTGTAGTGCGCAGGTTTGGTATACACCCAAGCACAAAGACATTACGGACCATCTTTCCGCCGGCCTAGGAATCGATGACCTTGAGTATATGGAAAGCTTTAGCGAAGAATCGTCTAGCACCACCCCACTCATAGATGAAGTAATAGAGGTAGAAGAACTTTCACCAGAAGAGCAGGCATTACACAAGCTGCAAGAACTTCTGCAAAGAGATGATATCGATATAAAGCAGAAGATTTTAAAGAGCAATCTAATTCTTTCGACGGCTACTGTTTCTTTCGTTCTCGACACAGGAAGGCTCGTTCACTGGAATGACTTCCTCCAGGAGACAACTGGTGAAAAGTATGAGTGGGTAATCCCTGGTCTGCTGGAGCGTTCCGAAAGGGTTATTGTTGTTGCCGCAGAGGGTGTTGGTAAAACAATGCTCGCACGACAAGTTGGGATTCTTTGTTCTGCCGGCATTCATCCTTTTTCTTTCCAGCCGATGCCAAGAATTAAAACACTTACTGTTGACCTAGAAAACCCAGACAGAATTATTCGTAGAACATCTCGCGGAATAGCGGAGAGAGCCATGGGAATGGCACGCACATCCAGACTTGACGCTCACCTGCTGACCAAGCCATCGGGAATGGACCTACTCAAGGCCGCAGATAGGGCAATACTGGAAGAAGCACTGGATGAGGTGAGGCCAGAGCTCCTTGTTATAGGACCTCTATACAAAGCATTCCTAGACCCAGGTGGGAGAACATCGGAATCAATTGCTATTGAGGTCGCCAAATATCTTGACACAATCAGGACTGTGTACAGATGTGCCCTATGGATTGAGCATCACGCACCATTGGGTACAAGTATGTCAAGCAGAGATTTAAGACCATTTGGTTCTGCCGTATGGTCCAGGTGGCCCGAATTCGGTATCTCGCTGCAGCCAGACCCAATGGCTCTCGGTGATTACGTCTACGATGTTAGACATTTCCGAGGTGCCCGTGACGAGCGTCAATGGCCGACTAAAATGAAGAGGGGAAAGACTTTCCCATTCGAGGTGCTCGAATTCATGACGGTCGGCAAAGACAAATGAGCGAAGACAACAAGCCAAAACCAATACAAACGAAAGAATTCCTCAATGAGAGGGATATGCGCATTTTTAAGATGCGTCAGGCCGGCACGTCCGTAAACGAAATAGCCAGAAGATTTGGTATGTCGACCAGTTCTGTCTCTAGGTCAATTCAGAGACAGCTAGAAAAGATGAATCGCGAAACCATCCTTGCTTATCCAGAGGTTCTTCGAATGGAGCTAGAAAGATTGGACAACCTCCAGCAGGCAATCTGGCCAATGACACAGCACCGAAGAGTCCAGATGGATGACGGAACAGAAATGCAAGTTGAACCAGACCTAAAAGCAATACAGCAGGTTCTTTCTATTATGGATAGAAGAACAAAACTTCTTGGCATGGAACAGACGAACTTGAATGTCAATGTGGATACAAATAGTTCAGCAATACGTGCAGTTATCGCTGGACAGCCAGGACTGAATAAACCAGCCACGGGATTCGATGCCGAATCTGAAGCAAAGAAACTTCTGGAACTCATGGCCATTGCTGGCGTTCTGCCAGAGGGCACGATTAAGTCTCTCCTGGGTGCTGACCAAGCAGAGATTATTGATGCCGAAATAGTTGGGATAGAAGGTTCCGCTACGGACGAGTATCTTGAGATAGGTTATGATGAAGACGAGGACGGCGATGAGCAATAACCCAGAACATTCAAATATTCGCGCAGCAATGGACAAGGTTGCGGAATCTATTGAGCCGACCATTGCTACAAGCAATATTGACGAAGAGGGGCCAGCCGACAAGCAGGTCCTCATACGGACAAATGAAGCAGAAAGAGAGCGCTGGAAAAGCGCAGCTGAAAAAGAAGCAATGACACTCTCTGCATGGATTCGTAAGGCATTGAATGAGTCAGCCTCAAATGTCCTTGACTGCCCTCACCCGATTGACCTCATCCGCTTCTATCCATGGGCCGGCGGCAAAAAGGTTTGCACCCGCTGCCGTCAAAGGTTATAGCACTAAATTACCTAAATTTATTGAGCACCAAAGCAATGGTATTATTGCTTTGAATGTCTGAGAATAAAGAATTCCCTATTCCCTTTGATGAGTCACGTCGTGGAAAGCGTGCAGGTCATGAGGAGAAGTCAATTGGCCGTCGACTCCTTGGTCGCGCAATAGATAGACCATCAATTGGAAGAAATAGGGGTCGAAACAACAATGTTGACCTACCCACTGGGGGCAAGCCAGGAAAACGCCGCCCAACGGGAACAACGAGAGACATCGACGGCGATGGCTGGGTTGATGAAGGAACCACGAACCCCAGATGGATGGGGGTCCCGAGCGGGAATGGGAACAGCCCTGGGGTACCTAATGGGAATAGAAAAAATCCCAACGTAAAACCAAACGCCCCTAAGTCAAGCCGCGAAATAGAGTCAATATTTCTTTCCAGTGGAAAACTTCGCGAGCGTCCAGTAGTCGAAGAGATAGACAGAAACCTGAAAGATGGCTCACTTAGCACCTCTCCCAACAAGGGAATTATTGGTATGCGTGATGGCGGATTTTCGGTCGCAAAAAAGCCAAGTGAGTCTGATTCATTTCTACGTCAGGAATACCGTGAATGGTCAATCGGTGACGAGAAGGTTATCTTCGGCATACCAGAACGTCCTGCATCAATGGCCGATGACCCCGGTTACTACGACGGTGATGCAAAAATCGTACCCATGAACCCTTATGTTATTTCAGGATTGCCAGCAGACTCCAAAGAGGGGCAAGAAATAGCAAAAAAGTGGGCTTATGCGAAATCGTCAGCAGAAGTTGCCGGCGACGAAGAACCTACATACATAGAGGCACTTCTATATGCTGGGTCGCGCGGTGACTCCGAGGCAATGAGCATATTCGATGAATTTGCCAAAGTGGGAAAAGCTGCTGCAGATAAGGCAAAAGAAGAAAGAGCTGCGACATATCTTCAGTCATACAACAGAGAAGATGTTCAGCAGGACCTAAAAAGAGCCGGTCTCGACAACCTCTCGATTGATGATTTATATCTAGTTCATGAAACCAAATATGAACCGGAATTCGACGAAGATGGCAATTTGATGCTTAGGCCTCTTGGTGATTGGGTTCTCAAGAATCTAGATGGCCAGGATGCAACATACGATAGGGAAACAATTCATTTTGCAATGAACCACCTTGCCGGCGGCCATCTTATGAGGCAGAGAAACGACGAGGGCGAAAACAGGTACATCATAGTATCCAAGCTTTCAGACGTTCTTGAAATGAATCCCGGCTCCATTGATGCCTTAAATCCTGTAGATGTTGGGCTCGTTCCACCACCCAATGAACCATTGAGGCTTCCAAAGAAATCCATAAAAGTTTTAGAAAATCCAGATACGGAAGACGTCGACTCCCTTGTGTCACAAACTCTCAGGGAAATGGGTGCAAAACACATATTCACTGCGGGTGAGTACGGGAATAAAACCGAAACAAGTGCAATTCTAAAGATTGCCTCAGAACTAGGCGCAAATGTTGAGCTTCACGCAAATACACCGAGTGGTTCAATTGAGCAAATTGACAAGGGCACAAATTTATCTGGCTCTTTCATTGGTGCCAACTGGCTTGGTGAAATGAGCGAAAACTCAATAGCGCGACTCGGCAATAATTCAAAATGGCACGGATTAAAGGAAACCGGCTACTCGATGCGCCGAGACGAATATGAAGATTTGCTAAATTCAAATTCTGGGAAGCTCGGTTCTGACACTGGTAGAAGTGAGGTTCTTTTTAGCGGCAAAGCTCCACAGTATCCACGTCCACCGGCATACGGTCCACTTATTGGCGGAGCGGAAGAATATTTCGATGGAGTTAAAGACTGGCAAGAATTCGCAGAAAAGTACCGTGGCCGAGATGTTGTATGGATTGACTATGAAACAACTGGGTTAGTTTTTGATGAGTTTGGCAAAAGCTCGGCAAATGGCAAACCGGTTCAGCTTGGTGCCGTCAAAGTAAGAGATGGCAAAATAGTTGACCGATTTAATGTATTTATAAATCCAGGCGAACCACTTGGCGAATGGTCGAGACAGTATCTCCGTGGTCCAGGTGGTGAGAACCTTACTGACGAATGGCTATCTACTCAGATGTCTTTATCTGACGCTCATAGACAATTTGCTGAGTTTGCTGGAGCTGGTGCAATACTTGGCCTCCAGAATGCAGCTTTCGATAAAAACGTTCTCGAAGATGAACTCAAGGAAAACGGCATAGATTGGCAACCAACTGGGTACATCGACACCATGGACATGTCCGCCATGACCTTGCCAAAGTGGACGCCAGAAAACCAAGATGGGCCATCAATGGTCGGCCGCGACGGAGAAAGACGTGCATCCAGCAGTCTTAAGGCCATAACGGAATACCTGGATGTCGAGCTTGGTGACAAGCACCACACAGCCGACGCTGATGCTGAAGCGGCAGCCATGGTTATGGAGAACCTCATTGCTAGGGCCATAGAAAATGGCTGGACAGCTGACGCAATAAAGCCAGATACGCGACGCGAGTTTGTGGAGAAGCGTAAAAAAGAATTTGACGAAAAAGTAGCAAAATTTGAAGAAGACAAGAAGTCTTACCTTGACGCGTTAGCCAATGAGTCCGATGGAGACAAACTTTCATCTGGGGCAACCAAGACAAAAGCACGTAAATACGGAGATAGCAAACCTGGCGGTGAGGAACGATTTATTAGAAATAGTTCAACATGGCTAAAAGGCTTAAGCTCAAAACAGATTGCAGAGCTTGTTGTTCCCGAATCCCATGAACAGTACATAGAAATGCTGCTTGATGATTACTTCCCTGCCCGAGATGGTGAAAATCCAGGCTTTGTGGATGCATTTAAAAACAACTTGATTGAGTCAATGAAGAGGAGTCCGTGGATTAAGGGCGACTACTCAGAAGAATCGACTGAAAAGATTAGAGAACTTGTTGAGTCTTCTCTTGAGGCCAGCCCGTCACTGAAGTGGGCATTTGAGAACTTTGGTGCCCCCATGTTTGTGATGCTTACGCCAGAAGGTGCATCGCTTTATGAGAATCAGCCAGCGCTAAAGGCTAAAAGAGAACAAATAATGCAGTCTCGTGGTTTAAAAAGTGAGCCGTTCGTTAGGGGTATACAATTCACTGGCAAAGACCTTATTTCATTCAATAGAAAACTGATTGTTGACCAGATGTCAAATGACCCAGACTTTGAGACATCCCCATTGATTGCAGATGCCAATCACGTTGTTAGACCGGGAAGGGCAAATATTGACATAGCAGCATCATCTACGCTTTCTCACGAGTATGGCCATTGGCTTCAGAAAAGAGCACTGCGCGAAAATGAGCGCACGGCGAAATCAGTTACCGGAGTCAAGTACGGCGGAGAACAAGTACCTAGCTCTAGAATGCCACTTGTTATAAGAATTGCTGAAATGTATGAAAATGCCGAAGTTGATGAGTTGATTGGCAAAGCTCACAGGGACGGAATGCCCCTAGAGGCGACTCCATCAATACCAAGAACACTAACAACGTATGCCCACACAAACGGCAGGGAGATGATTGCCGAGGGATTCAGTGCATTCTTTCATCCAAATCCAGATGTCAAGAATCAGGCAATCAATAAAAAACTGCTAGATGATGTTTATCGAATGCTTGGTCTGGAACCCGGCGAAGCACCGTGGTCGGCTTAGTAAAATACAGAGGAAATACAAATGAGAGAATTTAAATCAGTAGGCGAATCAGCGGCATGGGTTGAGGAAAGTATCGACTCGTTCGTTAATGAAGCTCCAGAAATTCTGGTTAAAGCCGCAAACATGACATACACAAAGCCAGAATTGCGTGAACGTCTGAAAAAAAGAATTATGGCTGGGTCTAAAGGTGGCAAACCAGGGCAATGGTCAGCCAGAAAAGCACAGATGCTCGCAATGGAATACAGAAAAGCTGGTGGCGGATACAGGGGCAAGCTGGGAAAGAATCAGCGTTCGCTAAAAAAGTGGACAAAAGAAAGATGGACGACATCAGATAATAAGCCAGCTATCAGAAAAGGTGGGACGAGGAGATACCTCCCTGCTAAGGCATGGTCTAGGCTTACCCCAGCACAACGAAGAGCCACAAATCGTAAAAAAATTCTTGGCAGCCGTAGAGGCGAACAGTTTGTTAGAAATACAGAAGCAGCAGAGACTGCCGGAAGGAATGCGAGAAGTTAAAATGGGTAGGTCGTTTGACCAGGATGATGATGAGTACATCGAGCTACTAGCCGAGTACGAAAGATACGTAAAGTCAAGCCCTGGGGCATATGAAGACTTTGATGATTGGCTAGAAGTTGAATACGGCCAGTCAAAGAAAAAAGTCATAAAACGAACAAGAAGACGAGAAAGGGAGTAGATATGACAACTCCATGGATTGGTCTAGATGACGCTGACCTCGACTATGTTGCAGAAATTGGCGACACCGAAAGACGTGAAGGCTACGAAGAGATGATGGACATGATTGCCATCTACGAGCACACAAAGAATAGGCTCGCCAAAAAAAGTGGTAGCGAAAATGAAAGCGATGAGGCCGAGTAATACTCGACCCCACCGCAATCAACTACTTACGAGTGCTTTTTGTCCTTTTTGCGGGGGAGTTTTCTGAAGCAAGAGCCTTGAGTTCCTGCTCATAAATTTCCGTGAACTCACCCGAGTGTCTGTTCTTTAGAACCAGGTGTGCTCTCCTGCGCGCCTCTTGACGAACAGCATTTCTAGCCTGAGATTCTGCCTTTTGTTCCGGAGTATGGCGAGGCCTTCCTCTACCCATTCCCTTTTGCTTGAGCTTGTCATATTCAGACATGTCTATAACTCCCCTTTTCAGTAGGTGTTTTGTTTAGGTGTTGACATAGTAACCAGTATGTCCTACCGGGACAACCCCAATCAAAGAAATATTTTTAGAACACAAAAAAGGGGTCCACCGCAGGTTTTCCCACGGTGGACCCCTTCGGGGGGGGCTATATCAGAAGGGCTCTTCTGATGAGTCCATGCCAGGGATTGTTGAGGCACCAACGCCAGCCGGGGTGGCTGGACGCTGACGACGCTGCTGATTGCCCTGTGGGCGCTGCTGACCGCCCTGCTGCGTGTTTCCACTAGAGGTACGGCGGGTAACCTCTTCGATTGAACGGGTGGAAATTCCAACCTCCTCGGCAACTAGCTCAATGAATGAGCGATTATTGCCTTCCTTGTCCTCGTATGAGCGCTGTTCAAGGCGACCATATACGATGACTCCGATTCCCTTTTCGAGGGTTTTGGCTGCGTTCTCTGCGACATATCGCCATGCGGCAACATTAAAGAAGCTGGTCTTTTCCTGCTTGGCACCATCATTGTCGTACCAGATGTGAGAAGCGGCGACTGTGAAAGTCAGCTTCATCTGGCCTGAAGTGGTGAATGTTGCCTCTGGGTCAGCGGTAAGATTACCGATGACAGTGATTGGTGATGTATTCATTTTTCTCCTGAACTCACGGGTTGGGACATCACTATATCCACGGATGTAGTACGCTGTCAACCATGCCGAACCCAGAAGCAAAACTTAAACTTAGTGACAGTATTTATAACGTAATTTATGAAGTTATCGATAAAGGTGACGGCAGTCAGGACGACCTCATGGAGGCAAGACTTTCAGCAGAAGACCTGTCGATGATGATTGTCGATTCAGTTTTTTCTGACATATCAGAATCACTTGACGCATCGGGCGCTATCGTCGCTACACTGAATACCACTGGTCCGCTCGACGAAGAGTAAATCCAGCCCCAACAAGAAGGTACTAACTGTGGCTGCTGAATTTGACATACCTGCACGGACTTTTGACTTCAGGGCAGACCTTGCATACGGACAAGAGGGGGAAACTATTGTTTCCGGATTCATTGATTCGCTTGAGGGTGGAGATTTTGAAGTAAAAAGCGACCGATACAGAAATGGGCGTATGGTTGTCGAAACCAACCAAAACCCCAGGGGGTTGCGAGTTGATGGCGAGCAAGTATGGGTTCCTAGCGGAATCAACATTACGACTGCTAAGTGGTGGGTTTACATATATTCTCCGGACGGAGCATTTGTAATTATCTCTGTATCCAGATTAAAAAGATATCTCCGTGCTAATACTGCACTATTTAATGAGTCAACAAAACGCAACCTTGGTGGTGCGGATAATCCAGCTCGCGGTTTTCTGTTGATGACAGAAAATGTTCTTGACATGTTGACAAACTCAGCATACGATTAGCTCATCTACTAACACTCTGGAGGGGAAGTGCAGACATTCGTTCCTTATGCGGATATTTGTGAATCTGGAATGGTTCTTGATAGAGCCCGTCTCGGCAAACAGCGAGTTGAAACATTTCAACTTATTCGCTGCAATCTCGATGTGTCACTTGGGTGGAAAAATCATCCAGCGGCAAAGATGTGGGCAGACAACATTAACGGCCTAATTGCTTATGGTGTCGCAATTTGTGATGCATGGATAGCAAGGGGGTATAAAGACACATGTCGGGAAAAGATTCTCTCCTACGGAGAGCCGGACGCATCTGATATGCCTTTTTGGTGGGGAGACGAGCGAGTCCACTCATCGCATCGTGCAAATCTACTGAGAAAAGATTTCAGTCATTATTCCCAGTTTGGATGGGGCGAAAATCCCGAGATGCCGTATTTCTGGCCCGCCTAGGATGTATAGTCAAATCATGATTACCGAATTAACTCCAGACACCTACGACGAACTTGTCGGCTCCTCCCAGACTCCGGTAGTAGTTGATTTTTGGGCTCCATGGTGTGGTCCATGTAAGCAAATCGCTCCAGTCTTGGAAGAAGTTTCTGGTGAGATTTCATCAGAAGTAACAATCTTCAAAATGAACATCGAGGATTATCCGGAGTTCGCTGTTAAGTACGACATTAAGTCAATCCCGGCTCTTGTCGTCATCAAGGAAGGCTCATACGTGGGTAGGGTTCCTATTACTGGTTATGGGAAAAGCAGTCTCATTGAACGAATACGAATAGCCATAGCTGACAATTAAAAATCAGCTTTGGCTGAAGTATCGGCTCACTCTTATAAAGTGTAGAAACCGTAGGGGTACACGTGGGTTCAAATCCCACCTTCAGCACTGAGGAATTATGACCAATAACAAACAATACACAAAACTTGTTCTTCATGTCTCAGAGGAGCTGAATCAACGCATTCAGGATGCCGCAGCAAAAAACAAATTGTCCACTGGCTCAGTTATTAGGGAGGCACTTGTCAAGTACCTTGACGATTCGGAAAAGGGAAAGAAGTGAGCAACACTGTTTTTGTCTTGGCCATCTTTGCTTCACTCGCCGGCCTGTGGGGTGGCTTAAGGGCGGTTGGTGCATTTCTAGAAACAGCGAAATGCGCCTCTTGTGGTTACTACAGGCCGAGAGAGTACATGGTCATCATTCGCCTGGACAATGGCAAAACCGCATACGTGTGCGATGAGCCTGGTCGGTGTATTGCGAGAATTGAAATTTCCCAAAAACCTAGATAAAGTTTGCCGTGCGCGTCAACTAGCCAATGTCGCATAATAAAAATTGAGGGGAATTAATGAGTATGAAATTGGTCGAATTTAATGGTGGTCAGGCAGTTTTTGTGCGATGGCAAACAAGAAAACCCCAAGCTGGTGACCACATGAATATCTACTATGGCGAAGAAAAAATGCCAGGAAGACAAGTAGAGAAGAGACTCATACTGAAGGAACGCATTCACTCTCGGCCGTGGGAAACAGATAACAACATGACCGAAGAATGGTGGACATTCGTTGAGGTGTCCGAGTCGGAATTCCAGAAGACCCAGGTTCATGCATCAAGAAACAAATTAATAGCAGAGACTCACGATAGTTTGTTTTAATAAGAACTCGGGGCGCTTAGCTCAGCGGTAGAGCAACTCGTTTACACCGAGTAGGTCGGGGGTTCGAGACCCTCAGCGCCCACATATGACAAATAAATTTATCCAGGTTGAACTTTCCTGGCACGAATATGCGATGGCATCCGAAATCGGTCGCTTGCGACAATTAACTTCGATACGTCGCGGCAGTGCCGATAATCATGGTTTTACAGGGCTGGGATGGAGCGAACATATCGAAGGTGCCTGTGGAGAGATGGCTGTTAGTAAGTTCCTTAACGTTTACTGGGATGGTGGGATTGACACGTTTAAAGACGCCGATGTCGGAGCAACAATACAGGTTAGAACTAGGTCATCGCACTCATATGAACTCATAGTAAGGCCAGACGACTACGACGATGATATTTATGTTCTGGTGACCGGAAAATGCCCTGTTTACAGAATTTGGGGATACATTTCCGGCCTTGAGGCAAAGAATAGCAATTACCTCCAAACGCACGGAAATAGGCCAGCTGCTTATTTTGTGCCCAAAATTGCACTTAAGGAGATAAGTGAACTAGCTTCCAAAAACTAGGGCCCTTAGCTCAGTTGGTTAGAGCGCCGGACTCATAATCCGTTGGTCGTGGGTTCAAGTCCCACAGGGCCCACTAACATAAGAATCTGGAAGAGTGGCAGAGCGGCCGAATGCACCTGTCTTGAAAACAGGAGTCCGTTTGCGCGGACCGGGGGTTCAAATCCCTCCTCTTCCGCCAGTACACAAGGATGACACTGTGAATAAGCGATTGACCATCGTTATTGGGTTCAGTTTTCTGCTTGCATCGTGCAGCTCGAAAAGTGTTGACATTCAGCAGACTTCAACCACAATTGAAGATAAAACAGCAATATCCATTACAACGAGGTCTGTTGGTAGCGGCAAAGAAGCCGTTACCTATTATGTTGCGGAAGTGGAGCTTGGAGACCCGCGAGATATGGGTTCAATGGTCGCCAGGGGTCATACATCTGAGGTGGCAAGAGATGCCGGGGCAGAGCTGGCTATCAATGGTGATTTCTTTACATATCGAAATAATGGCGTGATTATCAGGGGTGGAAAAGTCCTCATAAACAAGCCGAAGCGTGATGGGATGTCCATAACTTCATCTGGGGAAATGATTATCTACAAAGAAAAAGAAATATCCGTAGAGTCACTTAATGCGGCTGGTGTCCTAAATTCATTTTCATTCGGGCCAGTGCTCATAGATGAATGGCAAATTCCAGAAGGCATCGACGACTATTACGAGGTCGATACTGGCAGGTCTATAAATGGCCGACATCCAAGAACAGGGATTTGTATGGTTGAAAAAAATAAGTTTGTACTTATAGTTGTTGATGGTAGAAGCCCTGGATACAGCATGGGCATGACTCTTGGGGAGTTCGCTGAACTATTCGCTTCTCAGGGTTGTAAAACCGCCTACAACCTTGATGGTGGGGGCTCGTCCGTGATGTACAGCAAGGGTTTGGTAGTAAATAACCCACTTGGCAGGGGGAGAGAGCGCACAAACGGTGACATTATTTACGTCACCAGTGGCTAGTCGTGTTGATGTTGTCAACAGATGCATGTAATATTCCAAATACCTAGACCCATGGAGGGTAATTCAATGAAGAAGAAAATCATTTCTGTAGCGATTGCTTCTAGCGTTTTGCTTGCAGCATGCAGTAGCTCTTCCGATGACGCAGAGCAAGCCAGTACAACAACTGAACCACAGGTTGAAGAGGTCCTGACCCTTGTCGCGGTTGGTGACATTTCCTGCAGTCAGGCGCAAAGGAATTCTGGAGATTATGACTGTGCTGATGAGCGGGTGGCTCAGTTAGTAAGAACCATTGACCCCGACTATGCCCTTCTTCTTGGGGATATTCAGTACAACAGCCATACGGTTGAAAACTTCGATAGAAACTTCGGCATTATTTGGCAAGACATTATTCCAATCTCAATGCCCATCCCTGGGAATCATGAGTATGCAGAAGGTGGGGCGCGTGGTTACTACGCCAAGTGGGGTGAGCGCTTTGGAACATCCGGGTATTACTCAAGACTTCTCAACAACGACTGGGTTCTTGTTGGCCTTAATACCAATGACCAGTGCAGTGACGTTGACTGTTCTCGTGATTCAGAGCAATACGCATGGTTCGGAGCTGAGCTAAACAAATATGGTCAGCAGTGTGTAATTCCAATGATGCATCAACCTAGATACTCTTCAGGAAACCATGGCAGCAACATGGTTGTTTCCGAAATCTTTGACCTGATGGATGGCAATAATGTTCCGCTAGTGCTTACAGCGCATGACCACCATTATGAGAGATTTGAGACCTATAAGGGAATAGACATGGAGCCAATTCAGTTTGTCGTTGGAACTGGCGGTAAGGGTCTCAGAAGTGTTGGTCAACCAATTCCAGGGTCAATGAAGATGATTGATGATGAGCATGGAGTACTTGTTCTCGAGATTCGTGGAAAGACTGTCAATACATATTTCATTGATATTGATGGAAATATCCTGGACTCGCGTTCAATCACCTGCACCAAGTAGGGTGCTAGTGTTTTTCACATGCCAGAACTGAATGCCAATATTCCCGCAATCGAATGTTACGTACGTGGCAATTATCTAAGGAATCAGAAAGATTCACACGATAAATACTTCCCATGCATGATTTTTGGTGTTGCCTCAATACAGGGACGGAGCCCTCTATTTCACTTTCTAATGGAGGATGGTGGTGTTTGGTGGAGAATGCCAATAAGTGCATTCTGTGCAGAACCGGGAACAAAAGAGGTTGATATTCACGAACTTGTTCTTTGGAACTCATTCAGCCCATATGTGACTGTTACGGAATTCCAGGCCATGAGGAACATGAGAATGACGTATGTCTCCAGGTCTGGAGAGTTTGTCAGTGGTAAATACCTGTTCACTCTTGATTGGCATCACCCCGAGGACAACCAGACAAATGCTGGATTCAGCATGAATCCGGGGCAACACAAATGTGGCCATGTAATTCTAAGAGATGATGGCAATTTTGCAATTCAGCCAAATAATAGGGTCAGAATGTTTGACCCGTCATTTACAACCAAAAAAGGTAACTTGATTGACCGTCTAATAAATACTAGACAATGGGATGTCGAGGATGCCTCTAAGTGGAGAACGTCCGACGATGACAGATATCATTACGGGATAGATACCGAGTAACAAATAGGGCGAGTGGCGGAATTGGCAGACGCGCTGGTTTTAGGTACCAGTTCTTAGGAGTGAGGGTTCGAGTCCCTCCTTGCCCACAACAAGAAACAGAAGGAGAGGAAAGTGACACAAGATAACAATGGGTACAACATGAATGACCTTCATAAAGATATTTGGTCTTTATATCGTGCTGGACTAATTGAAGCTCGAATACGTGAAGATGGTGAATGGATTTTCAGTATCAGCGATAAAGCCGCATCCATGACCGAAGATGAACTTCGCAACACCGTGGAAAGCATGGATGATTACGAGATTGCTGATGATGACAATGGGTGAGGGGTCGGTCACCTATTCCCGCTACCTACAGACTCAGCATAGGCTTGAGCAGTGGAAGATTCTTGCAGAAAAAATGTTTCTTGTAGCATATGCACGTGGCGCAACCGAAGAAGAGTTGAAGCCATTTTTTGACATGCGAAATCACGAAATGGACGAATAAAGAATGAACCTAGAGGACCACTTAGTTGAACTGCATTGGGAACATGGGCTTAAGTCATTTCTCACAGCTGCCGAAACAATCACTAATCTAAAAAACGAAGTTCAGATGTGGAAAGATATCGCTGGATTTCTTGCCACCATCATCGGGGAGAATAAGTACCTCGGTGAACAGCACTCCTCGCTGGAGCAGGTTATCGATTACGCAATTTATTCACAGGGGCAAAAGGAATCAAAAAACTCTTAGTCTTTTGAGGTGAGCCTTCTGCGAATCGCAACAATCAAAAGACCTGCAGCCACCAGAAGTGCAGCTACCCTCATTGGTGAGCGGCTATTGGCTCCAGTTTCCGGAAGCGGTCCATGCTCATGTGACGAGTGGTCATGGGTTGTTGTTGGGGAATCCACTGGCGGCTCAACGGTAGTTGGAACAGGAACTGTTGTTTCCGGTTCTGGAATAGTTGTCTCTGGCACGGTTGTTTCTGGAACGGTGGTTTCCGGAACGGTTGTTTCCGGAACGGTAGTTTCTGGCACGGTTGTTTCTGGAGCTGGAGCCCAGGTCACCGTAATAGAAACGGTCTTAACAACACCGTTAACGGTTGCTGTTGCCGTATAAACATTTGTTCCAGTTGAAGACGTATTAATTGTTATTGTTGCTATTCCGGAAGAATCGGTTGTTGCTGTAAATGTTTGACCAGCATCTGGTCCACCGGTAACTGTGATGCTTACAGAGACGCCAGTCTGTGGCACACCAGCAAGCGTCTGGGCCGTGGCGGTAATCGTTAAAGGTGTTCCGGCGGCTGGATTATCTGGACTAATAGACAAGGTGAATGAGCTTGGTAGTGAAACTTCTCCACCACCAACGGAAACAGCAACACGTGGTGAGGTTGGGCCTGGATATGGGTAGTCAACCAGGGTCTTTAGTGTCCCAAGATTTCCAGTGAAATACCCATGCCAGCAGGCTGCAACAATTGAGTTAGTTAGGCCGAAGTCCGTGTTTCCATCAGCCGTCGCCTCTGGACCACCATTGCATCCTCCGTCATTGAATACAGCACCAGGAAGAAGGGCGGTAAGCCAACCATATGGATTGTAATTTGCAAACAATCCGCCACCAGAATTAACGAAGTCAGCTATTTTCTCTGCATTGGCGGTGAATATTGAGCTGACTGCACCAGAGCGACTCCAATCATCAGGAATCCATAGCATTTTTGGCGGAGCAGAGGAGATGGTGGTTGAAAAGAAGGTCTCTAACTCTGCAGCCGTCGTAATAAACTCATAAACTGGAGCTGTAGAAAATTCAGAAGAAAAATCACCGCTTAAGAAGGTGTTCCAGTTTCCTCCACACCCACCCGCACTTAATGGGTTAGAGATTCCAAGAATTGCAATCTTCCCGGTGTTTGACGGCATTATTGACTGGTCATAAACACTTTTCAGGACCTTGGCAATGTATTGGTCGGTATTTTCGTTATATGACGCGTGACAAACGGGGTCCATTCCATCAAGAACAATAGGCCCACCACTGCTAGCACTTGCATAAACTGTTGATTTTGGAGCTGATTGGGTTAACCCAACAGCTGCCGTAAGAAGAAGGACGATAGCTAGCGCAGCACTTTTGAGGTTACGTGATTTAAGGAGCATAATATCCAATTCTGTTCTAGTAACAACGAACAATTAATAATAACATTCTGAAAATAATCACGGCGGTAGCCGCTCAGCACAACAACGCGTATACTGCTGACAAAGCCGAACGTAGCGCAGCTTGGTAGCGCACCTGCTTTGGGAGCAGGGGGTCGCAGGTTCAAATCCTGCCGTTCGGACCACTGGGAAATGGTGTAATTGGCAACACAACTGGTTCTGGTCCAGTTATTCAGGGTTCGAGTCCTTGTTTCCCAACCAAACAGAGGAGACATGTGCTTAAGTACCTAATAGGATGGTCGATAGGAATTATTAATTTAGTTGTGACTATTTTTTTAGAAGTTAGACGCAACAAAAAAGAACAGGAAAAAATGGATGCAGGATGACATTGTGACCCGACTACGAGATTTACGGGAAGTGTTGATGGGTAACCCGATTATGGCTCGTGAAGTTCAAGAGGCTATGGATGAGATTGAACGCCTACGGGAGCAAATCAAGGCACTTGTTCACGAATGGGAACTATCGGAGCGTGGCGTACACTGCGAACACAAGGAGGTGTGTGATGAGATATAAATTCAACCCCGAAGCCCGTAACCGTTACGAGTATTACAGAGAGCATTTATTTCGCCAGTATCTTGCTCCAGCCATAGAGCGCAACGAACGGATGCGTAAAAACGGCGTTCATGCGCTTCTTATCCCATCTATGAATGGTGCTATCTGGACTTCTGAAACTAGAGCCAAGAAAGAAGCCAAAAAGATGGTCAAATGGGACAAGCGTATGGCTAGGCTAAATAAAATCCCACTCTCCCAGATTCCTAGAACAGAATGGGCGCAGAATCCATGAGCCATGACATTGTGACCCGACTACGGGCAAGCATTGACGGCGATTACTTCGGAAGTCGTGAGGACATGAAAGAAGCCGTTGCCGAGATTGAACAATTACGCTTAGAGCGTGATAAGTGGTTTCACTTAGCGAGGCGTTTATATAACCAGTACGGTAAGCGAGGAAGTGAAGTTTTAGCAGAGGCTTACCTGCTCAACGATTACGAACAGGCGGTGAAATTTTAATGACCGATGACATTGTGACCCGACTACGGCAGGAATGGGAGTACGGTAATAATGCCAAAGGGTGCGACTATGAAATGTTCGCTCAAGCCGCTGATGAGATTGAACGACTACGCGTAGTGAATCAAATGCTGAACGAGGCTCTCTCGAATAAAGGAATCAAGCAAGTCGCCAAAGTCGTTTCAACAACTGGTTCGTGTGACGAATGGATGTTGCCAATTTTTGCAAAAGACAACCGCCATCTCTGCGATGGTTGTGGCGGCGAGAAATACCATCACTCCTACGAATGGGTACCTGCCATAACTCCATTTGGGGGTTCTTACAAGCCGTGGTCACTGGAACAAATTCATAAATGGCGTGAGGATGATTTGATTACTAATGAGAGATATCACTTCTTGGTATCTGTGACGAAAGATTTTGACAAGCCAAAGGCGGTGCGTGGTGCCTGATGACATTGTGACCCGACTACGGAACATCGCTGCCTTGCGTGGGAACTTGGGTGGGAATATTATTCCATTCGCCTGCGTTGAAGCCGCCGATGAGATTGAACGCCTACGGACAGAGCTGGTGCAGGCCAATAATCAAATAAGGCTACTAATCGCAATAGAAACCGCATGACCAATAATACAATTCTTCCACACGAACAAAAGTGGATGAGGGTTCTCGATGGAGCTGCCAAAGAGTTTTCTACCTGTGCCAAAAGGCAATATGCCGCCGTCGTGGTCGCTCCAAATAAGCGCGTTGTTGGCTTTGGCTACAATGGTTCGCCGCCGGGAGTGGCCCACTGCAACGAAGGCGCCTGTCCACGTCTCCACGAGGACTCTGCTTCCGGTTCGGCTTACGATAACTGCATTTCCCAGCACGCCGAAGCCGGGGCCCTTCTGTGGTCCGACCCAGGCCTAAGACTGGGTTCAACCCTGATAATCAACGGCTCACCTTGTATGGGCTGTGCAAAATTAATCGCTTCTTCGGGGGTTAAAAGGGTTGTATACAGGCTTGACCCGTCATACAATCAGCTCCCTGTGGTATTAAATCTACTGAATGAAGCCGGAATAGAGTACGTTTCTGCATAAAACTGGCCCCTATAGCTCAGTTGGTAGAGCAGCGGACTTTTAATCCGTGGGTCGCAGGTTCGAGCCCTGCTGGGGGTACCGTGACGGTTGCAATACTTGGCACATTGTGATAGACACTAAACACAACAATTATCCCAGGAGGGGTACCGTGAAAAAGATGGCAACATCACTTCTTATTGGACTTGGCGTTCTTGCGCTCTCTGCCTGCACGGTGGAGGTGAAAGAGGACTCTGGTAGTAGCCAGCGCCCAACCGCTACCACGGCATACATTCCGCCGTCACAATCAATTGACGACCTTTACCTTGAGGTTATTTATGACGAGTACCCGTTCCTGTATTCACAGATGGGTGATTCCGCTCTTCTTCAGTTCGGAAGACTTGCATGCGATTCAATTGACGAAGGCATGACGCTTGCTGAGCTCGCAATGATGGCAGTAGATGCTTACGCAGACCCAGAAATGGTTGGATTCATTGTCGGGGCGGCAGTGTATGCGTACTGTCCAGAAAACGAGTGGTTCCTTCGTAGCGGAGTCTGATTCAAATGTCCTCTGAGGCTTTTGGGTTTGTGCGCCTAGATGGCCACATGGCAGACGATATGTCTGTTGTTAACTCGGCCAGGGTTTCTTTCGCGCGAAATTCTGAAATACATGGCGGAATGACTGGCAAGGACAAGGGGCTTATCGGGTTTCTCATGCGTGAACGCCATGGGACCCCTTTTGAGCACAACTCATTTCGATTCCATATTAAGTGCCCAATGTTTGTGGCAAGAGAGTGGTTCAGGCATCGCATTGGCTCATTCAACGAGTTCAGTGCCAGATACTCGGAGGTGCCAAACGATTTCTGGGTACCAGATGAATCATCCATAAGGACGCAGGTTGGCAAACCGGGGGCCTACACGTTTGAGCAGGTAGACCAGGTAGTCGCAGAACAGGCTGTTGAAATAATCGCCGGCATGAATCAGGCTGCATACAACTCTTATGCACTGCTTCTTGAGCTTGGCGTGGCGAAGGAAATTGCTCGTAGTGTTTTGCCAGTATCCATGTACACGCAGTTCTACTGGACAGTAAATGCCCGCTCTTTAATGAACTTTCTTTCTTTGAGACTTGATGAAAATGCCCAGGCGGAAATACGCGAATACGCCAAAGAGGTGGAGAAATACTTCGCTGAGACCATGCCTATCACCTATCAAGCATGGGTCGATAACAGCAGGGTAGCTCCTTAATCGACTAGGCTTATAAACATGAAGGGCCTAATTCTTGCTGGTGGTCATGGAACCAGACTGCGACCAATAACGCACACACGAGCGAAGCAACTCGTTCCAATAGCTAATAAGCCAATAATCCACTACGCCATTGAATCAATGGTTCGGGCCGGCATAAAAGAAATCGGCGTAATTATTGGCAAGAACGGTGCCGATGTGATTGAGTCACTTCGTAACGGTGAACAATTTGGTGCCGAAATAACTTACATGAAGCAATCAATACCAAGAGGTCTTGCTGATTGTGTTTCAATAGCTCGTGATTTTCTCGGTGAAGAAAACTTCATCATGTACCTAGGCGACAACATGATTGAGATGGAGTTGTCAACTTTCACGGAAACATGGATATCAGAGGGGGCAAAGATACTTCTCTGCCAAGTTGATAATCCAAAGAGCTTCGGTGTTGCCCAGTTTGATGACTCTGGAAAAATTGTTCGCCTTGTAGAAAAACCGGAATATCCACCATCGGACATGGCTCTTGTCGGCGTATACATGTTTACCCCAGATATTCACGAAGCGGTTGCATCAATTAAGCCATCAGCGCGCGGAGAACTTGAGATTACCGATGCGATTCAGTGGTTGCTTGATTCGGGTAAGCCAGTATTTCACGAGACACTCTCTGGGTGGTGGATTGATACTGGCAAGAAAGACTCCCTACTTGAATGCAACCGTCTTGTTCTTGACACAATTGAGCGACACATAGATGGCGATATTGATTTGATGACAGTGCTTGAGGGGCGCATATCCATTCCGGATGGCGTAACGATTGTCAACTCCAGAATTTCAGGACCGGTAATTATTGGTTCTGGAACGGAAATACGCGACTCTTATATTGGTCCATATACGGCAATCGGCTCAAACTGTGAAATCATCAATTCAGAGATTGAAAACTCAGTAGTGATGGACGGAAGCGAAGTAAGAGAAATAAGAAGAATGACTGATTCCCTTATTGGTATGAACGCAAGACTTATGCCATCACCAACAAAGCCAAAATCAACACGAATGATGATTGGTGACGACTGCGTAGTGGAGGTAGCAGACCAATGATGAGAGTAGATTCAGAAATAATCAATGGTGTATCAATCATTATCCCGGATGTATTCCAGGACGAAAGAGGATGCTTCATAGAGACATATAGAAGAGAATGGTTTCCTAATTCCCGCGAAATGATTCAAGGAAATCGCGCAGACAGGGCATATGGTTCTGTCGTTGGTCTTCATTATCACCTTCACCAAGCAGATTACTGGTATGTGCCTTTTGGTTCTTGCCGAATAGTGCTTCACGACCTACGCGTAGGGTCATCGACAAAAGGCAGAACGCTTATTATGGATGTTGGCGCACCAATCGATGGACCCGGACTTCATAACCACAGTGGCGTGTACATCCCACCAGGTGTTGCTCATGGATTTTCTGCCCTTACAGATATGACAATCACGTACATGGTTGATGGTTACTACAACAAGCACGATGAACTTGGTGTTGCTTGGGATGACCCAGCGATAAACGCTCAATGGGGTGTTAAGTATCCGATTCTTTCTAAAAGGGATATGAACAATCCTCGTATTGACGAAATTCCCGAGCGTTTAATGCCGCATTTCGGTTTGCGCTGAAATGAAACAACTAGTAACCGGCGGAGCTGGCTTTATTGGCTCAAGCTACGCACGCCATGTGTTAAAAAATACAGACGATGAAGTTGTCGTATACGACGCGCTCACCTATGCCGGAAACATGTCTACAATGATTGACCTAAGGGATGATAAGAGGTTTTCCTTCGTCCATGGAAACATATGCGACCCATCATCACTATGGGAAGCAATGAAGCAGTGTGATGTTGTTGTTCATTTTGCAGCAGAAAGCCATGTTGATAGGTCAATAAGTGGCTCTGATGATTTCATACTTACCAATTGTTTTGGAACAAACGTAGTGATGAATACGGCACTTGCTGTTGGTATCGAAAAAGTTATCCATATAGGTACAGACGAGGTTTATGGCTCAGTAGATGTCGGTTCATCGCTGGAGTCGGACCCACTTGAGCCACGGTCTCCATACTCAGCATCAAAAGCCGGTTCTGACCTCATAGCTCTTTCATATCACCACACACACGGGCTTCCGGTAACAGTCACTCGGTGTACGAACAATTTTGGACCGTTTCAATATCCAGAAAAAGCAATACCGCTATTTGTGACCAACCTGCTAGAAGGAAAAAACATTCCACTATATGGGGACGGGCTAAACGAGAGAGACTGGCTATTTGTAGACGACCATTGCTCTGGAATTCTTCTAGTGCTAAACAAGGGTCTAGATGGAGAGATTTATAACATTGGCGCCGGAAACGAAACGCCAAACATCGAACTAGTGATGAAAATACTTGAGCTAACGGATTTTGGTGAAGACAAAATTTCATATGTCGAAGACAGAAAGGGTCATGACCGAAGATACTCCGTCGACATTCAAAAAATTTCCGACCTTGGCTGGAGGCGTTCTCGTTCGCTAGATGAAGCTCTTGCCGAAACAGTTGGGTGGTATATAAATA